TAGGTATGAATAACTAAATCATTCATTTCAAAAACCAAATTATTTATAACTGGTTGTATCGTATCACGATTTAGTAAAATAGTTTTGAGTGGTATTTTGAAAGTTTTATAAGCAGATTTTTCATTATTCCTAAATTCTTGGAATGTGTCCTTTGGTTTTTTCTTTTTCACCATTCTATATATTTACTAAATATTTTATTTTTATATAGTTTAATTCTTAAAATATATAATTCCTAAATATTTGGATTTTCTAATTTTTCTTTTTCTAATCTTGACTTTTTATTTAAGTATGCTGTTCTCGCCCATTCTTTTTTTTGCTCTTGTGTTGGGTTATAAATATAATTTGTTTGTTCCTTGTATTTTTTAACATTTTTTATATGTTTTTCTTTATTTTTTTCATAATAATTTTTGTTTCTTAATAAATATTTATCAAGTTGTTCTTTGGTTTCAAGTAATTCATTTTTAGTTTTTTCTAATTCTGTTTTTAGTATATGTATTTCCTCAATAAGTTCTTCGTTATTCATTAAGGTAATATAATAAATTATTTTTATATAATTTTCACTATATAAAAATCGGCGTTTGAAATGTTAAAAGGTGTAAAAACGTTTAGAGAAGAACCATTATATAATACAATATTATATCAAGGCCCACATATACATAATGATCGTGATAAAATGTATAATGATGAATCTGTAATTCACTGGTCAAAAAAATGAATAATTCAAAAATAAATTCAATAATTTTTATTTTTTTGCGTTTTTTTTCTATTATTTCCATAAATAATATCAAACATATTTCTTTTTTTGTCATTTATTTTATGTTGTTTATTTTTTGTTTTATTTTTTGTTTTATTTTTTGTTTTATTTTTTGTTTTATTTTTTGTTTTATTTTTCTTTGATTCTATTTTTTTCGTATATGAATCTTCTTTTTTTTCTACACTAGAATCAGGTTTATAATTCAAAAACCATTCTTCAAACTGTTTTCTATCTTTTGATTGTTTTAATTCTTTATATTTTTCTGCTTTTTGTGCACGAATCTCTTCTAATGAGTCTTGATGACCATAACAATTTATACTAAAACGTTTTAATAGTCCTTTTTGTTGTAATCTATTTTTTTGTTGAACTTCAAATAAAAACTTGGACATGCATAAAATACGTTCTGAGAATTCATTATAATAAGGTCTATTAGCATACAAAAAAGCCAAATAAAAACTCAACATAGTATCTATGGTTGCAATTTTGACTTTTTCACCATGTATATTAATAACATTATAACTATGACATGCTATTGGCTTATATATAAATGCTACTGTATCATTACCTATTCTTATTTCATAATGTATAGGTATAATTTCACCAACAGGTTGTCTTTGAATAACTTTTGTGTTATTAATTCCAATATCTTTTAAACGTTCTTTTACAATTTCTGCCGTAGTTTCAGGGTCATTAGATAAAACATCAAAGTCAGCTATATTTTCTAATCGTTTTTGTAAATTCCTAGGCATATATTGTGAATATAAAGATATAGCATATCCACCAAAAAAAACTACTCCTTGATTTATAAATGTATTTTTTATATTATTATAAATTTCACTAGATTCATTATCATTTTCATTTTCCATTTTTCTTTGAAAATCAATCGTGTTACAATTTTGTGCAGTTAAAGGATAATCTTTATTTAATAATGTAAGACGTTTCAATACTTTTTCCCATCTACTTGTATCACCAGCAGGTCTAGATAATTCCAAATACATAGACATTCTTAAAAAATTAGGTGGGGCATATAGTATACCAGCTACTCTTATTGCCTCTTTTTTTAATGAAAGATATATTTCTTTTGATAATTGTGTTATATCTGCGATAGGCATATAGTTTACATATACTTTATAGGTTCCATGATGTTGTCCTGATTTAGCCTCTACATCTGTAAATCCTTGTTTAAAATATATATCAGACAATTCCTTTGCGTCATTCAATGCATCAGGAGTAAAAAAATCATAATCGGGTATTTCTACGTCTTTATTATAAAATTGGTCCGATTGTGGTAAAATATTATTAATAGCTGTTCCTCCATAACATATTAAATTTTTTCTTTTAATAAAATCCTCTACTATTTTAATAATCTTTTTTACATCATCAGAATTTACGACACGTCTTCCTATTTTTTCTTCTGCTTTATCAACAGCCATACGTAAAATGGTTAATTCACAGTCGCTAAAACTCGCTCCTTTACATATATTTTTGTTTTTCATTATATTATATATTATTTATATAATATAATATATTATTTTTTATATGCTGTGCAAATAGGTAAACGGAATATCGTTATTATTATTAATGTCATTATTATAATTATCATCATTAAAACAATCTTGTTTTTCATTCGGTTGATATAATATTTTTCGCATTGTACTTAGATCTATGGTTGGGTTCTTTATAGAAAATGAATGTAATTCATTGTACGCATTTCTTCTAAATAAATATAATTCAAATTCACTCCACCATATTCTTCTACAATTTTCAATTGATTCATTAATATAATTAGGAATAATGACAATATCTTTGAATATATCAAACGATACTTTTTTATACATAATTGGTTGAATTTTCATTATAGATAAAAAACGATTTTCCATAATCATTTTTTCTTATATAATAAAGAAAATTTTATTTTTAAATTTTATAAATATACTTTACTCAATTATTTTTATTTTTATTTTTATTTTTATTTCAAGTCAATTGGTTTTAAACAAAATGCATGTCCACAATCATTAAAAAAAGTAGTATCATTTTTCAAATTATTATCATTATATTGATATCGCATTGCAACCATTTGACATCCTGACTCTCTACATAATTGAGAATCTGGATTAGAAGGATTTGAGTCATCATCAGGTAATATAATAGTCATTGCATTTTTATTAAATTGAATTAGTTCATTCACATCAGAATTGTTTTTAAAATCACTATATCTATATACTCTCATATAATTAGAACTAGTTGTTAAATTGATATATTCTAATAATTCATCATGTTCTAGAAAAGTTTGATCATTTTTATCTACTATTAAAATAATTTTGTTCATAAATGAAATCAAAGGTGAATTACCTAAATTATTTCCATTGCTTTCATAACTATATTCTTTACCAAGCATTATATTATCGTAATCTTGAAATATTTTTGTCAATTCATTATACATATTTCGGTTATTACTATATAATCTTAAATGGAGTATAATTGGGTCACTACTATTTGGTGCAGTTCCTGTTGCAAATGCATAATCTTTAATTGTTTTCATTACGTCTTTAAATGGTACGGAATTAAATGTTTCTTTTACGTAATAGCTACTATTAGTACTCGTTGCTACAACAGGATCATCATTGACAGAGTATATAGCAAAATCTAAACATCTGACACCTTCTTTCAATACACTCTTCAAATTACAAATATTTACAAAATCATTTTTATAACTACCGCCAGAACATGCATTATAAGCAGATTTAATATAATAATTATAAAGTTTTCCAGAATAATTAGGATCATTTATATTAATAGAATGTATAGAACCAAGTACGGTTGAGTATAATTTATCCATTTTTGAACATTCAGATTTTTCAAGAACGCTTATATTTATAATATAAATAATAGAAAATATCACTATAATACAAATCAAAACAATAATCATATAAGAAATAAATGTTTCCCCTTGTAATGAATTTGCATATATTTTCATTTTATTAGTATAATCTTGTATTTTATTAGTATAATCTTGCATTTTATTTACAACTGACATATCTATCTAATATATAAATATATAGTTTTTTTAACTATGTTATAAAATAAAAAAATAAAAAAATATATTATTATGAAAACAGTTAAATAATAATATATATAGTTATTTATAATATGGCTGGTGGCTTGCTTAATCTTGTAAGTCAAGGACAACAAAATATAATATTAAATGGAAATCCAAGTAAAACTTTTTGGAAATCAACTTATGCAAAATATAGTAATTTTGGTAAGCAAAATTTCCGATTAGATTATGAAGGAACACCTACTTTAAATTTAACAACTGAATCTACTTTTACATTTAAAGTGAAAAGATATGCAGACCTTTTAATGGATTGTTATTTATCATTTACATTACCTAGTATATGGAGTCCTATTTTCCCTCCACAAGAAGTTAATAATAGTGATGGTTCGGTTACTTATACAAATTGGGCACCATATGAGTTTAAATGGATAGAAAATATTGGTGCCCAAATGATAAGCAAAATCACTATTACTTGTGGAAATCAAAAGTTACAAGAATTTTCTGGTCAATATTTGTTGTCTGCTGTTCAGCGCGATTTTTCTTATTCAAAACTTGAACTATTTAATGAAATGATTGGAAATATACCAGAGTTAAATGATCCAGCTAATGCAGGTTCGTATGTTAATTCTTATCCAAATGCGTTTTATACTACGAGTCCATCAGGTGCACAGCCATCTATTGCTGGAAGAATTTTATATATTCCTTTAAACACCTGGTTTTCACTAAAAAGTCAAATGTCTTTTCCATTAGTTTCCTTACAATATAATGAACTTCAAATAAATATTACAATACGCCCTATAAACGAATTATTTAAAATCCGAGATGTCGGTGATTATGTTAATAACTTTCCTTATGTAGCACCCAATTTCAATCAATATTATATGCAAATGCATAGATTTTTACAGACGCCACCAGATGAAACATTAGGTCCAGATTCTTACATTGATAGGCGATCTGTATGGAATCCTGATATAAATTTAAATTGTACATATTGTTTTCTCTCTAACGAAGAATCAGTAATTTTTGCCAAGAACGAACAAAAATATTTATTTAAACAAGTCTATGAAAAAATATTTTATAATGTTACTGGTCAAAATAGAGTACAATTAGATTCATTAGGCATGGTATCCGCATGGATGTTTTATTTTAGGCGTAGTGACGTTAATTTAAGAAATGAGTGGTCAAATTATACCAATTGGCCGTATAGTTATATACCAAGTCCTAGTTATCCAGCTTCCACAGAAGGTAGTTTTCTTAATCCTTATCAACCTACATCAGGAACAGGAAATACAATCGGTCCTGGTCGTAATCCTGATGGTAGATTAACAGGAATAATGATAAGTGGTGATTATAATTCACGTAATTTGAAAGAAATATTAGTTGCATTAGGAATTGTTATAGATGGCGATTATAGAGAGAATATTTTACCTGCGGGTGTATTTAATTTCATTGAAAAATATGTAAGAACCGCAGGAAATGCACCAGAAGGTTTATATTGCTATAATTTCTGTTTAGATACTTCACCGTTTGTATTACAACCATCAGGTGCAATGAATATGAGTAGATTTACAAACATAGAATTTGAATTTACCACAATATCGCCACCAACAGATCCATATGCACAAGTAATGACTATATGTGATCAAAATTCTGGTGAAATAATTGGAATTAATAAACCAACTTGGAGAATTTATGAGTATAATTATGATTTATATGTATTTGAAGAGAGAATCAATATGATTACGTTTGTTGGTGGAAATGCAGCTCTAATGTACGCTACGTAATATAATTAGTTAAAGTAAAATAAAAAATAAACCAAAATAAACCAAAATAAAAAATATTTACAATAAATATATTATATTTTCTCAAAGTAACTTAAAGAAGAAATTTTTAATTTTTTTCAAAGACTTTTTTGGATTTTTCAAAAATGGACAAAAAAAATGTCCAAAAAACGAAATTCCAAAAAAGTCTTTGGAAAAAACAAACATTTACTGCATAATTGAATTTTATCGTAAGAGTAGCAAAAAAATAATTTTTGGTTTGTGACGGTAATTTTTTAAATTAAATTTATTCTTTTAAAAAAAAACAATTTAGGTGAAAAATATGTTGAAAATATATCAACAAATGTCAACAGATTTTTCACCGATTTCACCGATAAAATATTATTGCGAATTTTGCATGATAATGTGTAACAGAAAAAGTGAATGGTTAAGACATGTTAAGACGATGAAGCATAAAATCAACGAAAATGGTGAAATTAGCAACATTTTTTCACCAAATTTCACCAATACATATAATTGTGAATGTGGAAAAAAATATAAAGAACGTAGTGGATTATGGAGACATAAAAAAACATGTGATTATAAATATGATAATGATATTGGTGTATTTAAAGATGTAGATGCCTTTTTATTATTAGTTAAACAAAATAATGAATTCAAGGAGATGTTAATGGAACAAAATAAAACAATTATAGAAATGTGCAAAGAAAAAACAACACTTATTCAAAATACTGTAAATAATAATAAAACATTTAATTTAAATGTTTTTTTGAATGAAGAATGCAAAGATGCTATGAATATTATGGATTTTGTAGATTCTCTCAAACTTCAACTTTCAGATTTGGAAAATGTTGGAAAACAAGGATTTATTGATGGAATTTCTAATATTATAGTAAAAAATCTGAAAGCTATGGATATTAATAAACGTCCTGTTCATTGTAGTGACTCTAAAAGAGAAATTATGTATATAAAAGACGAAGACAAATGGGAAAAAGAAAATATGGAAAAGACAAAATTACGTAAAGCGATAAAACATATTGCTCATAAAAATTCAAGATTGTTATTAGAATTCAAGAAAAAATATCCAGATTGTATATATAGTGATTCTAAAAAGTCGGATCAATATAATAAAATAATTATAGAGGCAATGGGAGGCCCAGGTGATAATGATTTTGAAAAAGAGGATAAAATTATTAAACAAATTGCGAAAGAAGTAATTATAAGTAAATAATATCTTTATGATAAATAAGCATTTGCTGCATAAGGGTCATTTGTTATAAATTCGCCGGTTAATGTATAACGATTTACATAGTCAGGCATATATATCATTTGAGGAGGTCCATATTTATCATTAAACATTTTTTCATCACGTACAAAGGAAGACTTCCATGTATTTGTGCCAAAATCTGCCATAGCAGGTTTTTCATTTTTGTTAGAAGTAAATAATTTAGCTTGTGTTCCAATATCGGTTGTTAGCGTAGAATATGTAGGAGTAGTGCCTACTGTAAGTTTTCCTGCATCATTTTCACCAGAAATATTATAGTCACTATTTGTAAGAGGTGGAACATAAGGTTGACAACCAGGACAGTCAATATCTGCTGTACATTGTTGACCAGTAATAGAACATGTGGATTGAGGACCACAGAAATTTTGACAACTATATGTGGTTGTTAATGGTAAACTAACAGTATGACTCGTTGCGGGTGTTCCTCTATCCTGTAATAAACTATCAAAATTTTCTGTAATATAGTTATTTTTAACTAAATAATCAATCCATTGGAATATAGTAACAAAAAGAAAAACACAAATAATGGATAAAAGGGTATTTTTACACATTTTTTTTGAAATAAAGTTCATAATAATATATATTTATTACATATATTATTTTTACATATTATAGAAAAAATTACAGTAGTAATGATATATATTTGTAGTAATGATATATATTTGTTTTATAATAATTTTATATTATTTTATTATAAGTAAATAATGAGTAATATATTGCAACCTGTTGATTTAACTAACCAAACACTTCAATTGAATTTATCCAATAATATATCAACTACTCCTTTTACAACAGATATATTGAATACAAACACATCAAATACAGAAGAAGACACAGAATCAAAATTTAGTGCTGAAATTAAAAAAAATTTTAACAACGCTCTTTCTTTATTTATGATTTTAGTAATGATTATTATATTAATTGTTATATACTTTTATATAGGAGGATTAGTACTTTATTTTTGTAAATTAGCACAATCAAATATACTACCAACAGATACAACTTGTTTCCCTTATACAGATAATAAACCGCTCGTTGATCCAATTCAGATGAATATTTTTACAAATTCAGACGATCCACCTTTATCATCTAAGATAGTTTTTCCTTATAATAATTACAATTCAAAGAACTTTTTGTTAGATTCATTAAGAAATTATGACAAAATAAAACCATCAGATAATTATATTTTTAATCTGATAAATGTTATTTATTTAATGATAATTACTTTTTTTGTTTCTATTTACTATGATATTATAAGTTATAAGTATTATTGTATTAATATTGTATTTAATTTAATTAATAAATTACCACAATCACTAATTATACTATTTGGGCCTATTTTATCATTATTTTTGTCATTAGTATTATCAATTACTCAGATATTTTATTTCATATATTTATGGTTTAAGAACATGATATTTTTATTTGAGTATAAAAAACATGAAGAAATATTTAAACAACTAGGGCTTGGAGGAATATTTAAAATAATACCCCTTTTATTTACTTTTGTTTCTAGTTTTTGGTTATTTTTTCTATTTTCTATTTTATTTTTTCCCTTTTTATTTGTTGTATTTCCTGCAATAATGCCTATATTAGACATATTAATTCAATTTTCATCTTTATTTTATAAAGGTTTAATAGATGATGACAAAGTATCTGCATACAAAATAATGAAAGAGACCTTAAATGTATATAAACCAAAAATAATGATATTCATCGCTATTGTTATTGTATTAATGTCATTTTCAAAATTAGGGTTTTTATCAGGAGTAATATCTATTATTTTATTGTTGTTAATTTATTATGGTAAAATTGGTTTATCTTTTTTTAGTGCAAGTAATTTAACATATAGTTTATCTGCATTAAATGAGAACAATGATGTTGCAAATAAAAAATGTGATAAATAAAATATTCAAAAAATAAAACATAGAAAAATATTATGATATAAAAAAAAATTATTATATAAATTATGAAAAATAACAAACATACAAATGATAATGAATATCCATTTGTAAGTATATGTACACCTACTTATAATCGTAGACCTTTTATACCATATATTATAAAATGTTTTCAACAACAAATTTACCCACAAAATAGAATGGAATGGATTATTATTGATGATGGAACAGATAAAATAGAAGACCTAGTAAAAGATATTTCACAAGTAAAATATTTTCAATGTGAAGAAAAAATGAGTCTTGGAAAAAAAAGGAATTTATCTCATGAAAAATCTTGTGGTGAAATAATTGTTTATATGGATGACGATGATTATTATCCACCCGAACGTGTAAGTCATGCAGTAGATATGTTAAAACAAAATCCTACTATATTATGCGCAGGTTCAAGTGAAATGTATATTTATTTTAAACATATTAAAAAAATGTATCAATTTGGTCCATATGGTGTAAATCATTCAACCGCTGCATCTTTTGCATTTAGAAGACAATTATTAGAAACAACTTCTTTTCAAGAAACAGCATGTTTAGCAGAAGAAAAACATTTTTTAAAAAATTATACTATTCCATTAATACAATTAGACCCTTTAAAAACTATTTTAGTATTTTCACATATTCATAATTCTTTTGATAAGAAAACATTATTAATAAACGAACAAAAAAAGGTTACCGAATCGTGTAAATTAGTTTCTGATTTTGTAAAAGATGAATATATTTTAAAGTATTTCATGGAAGATATTGATAATATATTAGAAATATATCAACCAGGAAGACCAGAAAATAAAATAGATGTTATAAAACAAATGGAAGAAATAAAAATAAAGAGAGAATCTAAGATAAAAGAACACCAAGAGAAACAAGAACATCTACAACAACATCAACAACAAGTGCAGTATTTTATAAAAACGGTGAATAATTTAACAAATGAAAATGACCAATTGAAAAATAGAATTAAATACTTAGAAGATAAAATAAGAGAAATGATAGCAGAAAATATAAAGCAAAAAAACAAATAGTCAAAATAAAACAAATAGGCAAAATAAAACAAATAGGCAAAATAAAACAAATAGGCAAAATAAAACAAATAGGCAAAATAAAACAAATAGGCAAAATAAAACAAATAGGCAAAAATAAACAAATAGGTAAAAATAAATAGAATAAAACATACTTAAAAAGATTTTTATTTATATAAATAATAATAAGACCTAAATATGGATTACGAAGACGATAGATTTCATCCTACTGCTGAAATAGATGAATATGATATGATGAATATGAATGAACTAAATTCTTTTGATAAAGGATATAATAAAATATTTATAAATTCTAATGTAAGAAATAAAAAAGGTAAATTTGTTAAGAAGAAAATAGAGTTTTATACTACTGGCATTACACCAGGAGCTGTTATTCGTGATGCTGAAACAGGAATAAGATATCCTGCTAAGGTAGGCAGTTATGCAGAAAACGATTATTTTAAAATATCTTTATCTACGGGAATATGTACAAGTAAAAATGGATCAAACGTTTTATTTTATTTGTCTCCGTATCATTGTTCAAACCATTTACGTTTAAATCTAAGTGATGATATTAAACAAAAATGGGAAGAAAAACAAAAACGTTAAAAATTTAACTAAAAATTAACTTGTAACATTTAATTTTTATATGTAATATTTAACGGATGAAACGCATCTCACAACTTATAAACATAATAAATATATTTAGCTATTATATATTTATTATTACAATATAGAAACAATTATATAATTATAAAGAATAATAACTACTAATAATAAGTAAAATGTTTTTAATTACTAACCTTTTATTTCTGTTGTGCAATGATAAAATTTCTAAATATTTTCATATGATGACAAATAATAAAATAATACACGATAAATTTATATTGAGTAAAACTGCTATATCAAATAATCTTACGTATTCAAGAGAAATAAATGAAATAAGCAAACTATATAAACTAGGAGAAGAAAATAAAACGGCTGGGTTTTTTGTAACAAATGAAAAAAATGAAACATCAATAGAAGATATTTCTAAAAATTTTTATAAGTATAACTTATTGAAACAATTGACAAATGTTATGATTTCCCAATTGATTAAAATAGATATGATAAATAACGAAGATATATTAGATAATATAAATATTAAATCATTTAATATTTTATCTGGTGGTTTGTTTGATAATACTGATTTTTTTTCGTAAAATTACTAATTAAAATGCATTTTCATTTGAATTGATTTCATTATCCATATCCATATCTATGTCAAAATCAGCAGCCATGTCTTTTAATCCAACTGCATCTTCTTTTGTATATTTTTCCAAATACTTATAAAATCTATTAATATCTAACTTTGTTATTTCAACATCATCTAATAATTCATAAATTTCGTTTTCAGTCATTTGTGTTTTTAGTTGCAAAAAGTATCCATAAAGATCCTTCTTATCCATACCTAGTTTTTGACATAATTTTTGAATAAACAATATATTATTATATTCAGTAGAGTATTTTGTTAATACTTTTGTAAATCTAATATCTGTTATAACATGTTTTTTATGAATGGTTTTATAAAAATCATGAAACAATTTATGATTATTAAATGTTTTTATAATAGAACTCATCTCATTAAATTGCCAAATTTGTTTTTGAAAAGTAACTCTGTCAATATAATCTGCAAAAGATAAGTTTTCCAATTGATTAATATAAAAAGGTATTGATATTTTTTTATCTATTTTATCTATCATATCAATAATGTTTTCATGCCATAATAATCCAATGCTAGTTCTATCTGTATCATTCATAATAGTACTATGTTTATCAAATGTGAAACTTTTTTCAAATAGTTGCTGAGCCGTTTTTTTTGCATTATCATTATACGTTTTTTCATTTATCAGATTTAATATATTTTTGTTTTCCATGAATAAGGAAGGACTGTTTTTATATATTTTACAAATACTATTTAGTTTTCTTAAATCACCTTGTGAAAAATTACAAATATTTTTTTGAACACAAGAATCCATATTTGGACATATTTTTTGCATAATTTGTAGAATTTGTGTATCACATGGTGTATTTAGTTCAATAGTAATACATACTTTCATCAATTCTTTAATTTTTTTATCTACATGATAATTTCCTATACAAATAATGGGATTCATAGAGCAATCTTCCAACTTTTGTTTTTTCGTTTTTTTAGGTCTAATGAGTTTTATTAAGGAATTTATACCACCTTTATCACCACTATTCATTCCATCTATTTCATCCATGACAATGGCAATTTTTTGTTTTTTCTTATTTAATAAACTCATAACGTTTGTATCAGACATATTATGCTTCGTAATATCATCTATTACAGATGTATTTCTAATATCACCTGCATCATATTTTATAATATCATAATCAAGATCTTTTAAAATATTGGTTACAAACATAGTTTTTCCTATTCCCGAATTACCATAAATATAAATCGCCTTTTTAATCAATTTATCATTCTTATTTAATTCAAAAGAGTTTAATATATTTTTAAAATCAGTATATATATTATTTCTTTTTAAAATAGAATTGAGATTTAATTCTTCCATCTTATATGTTTAATAATATTCTTTTTATGTTGATTTTGACACAAACCATGTTCTTTTAGAAAGTCAGAAAGAAGTAGTCTACAAATAGGAGAGTTGTTTTCTGTGCAATAATTTAATAAAAAATAAATATAATTTTTATAAATAGCGTTTTTGAAAGAATAGTTTTTTATTCTTAGCCAAATTTTATAATTTTCTTTTATTATTTCATTAAAAACAAAAGGATTGTCTCTACGAATTGTATCACGAATATAGTTTTCATAGTTTAAAATGTATTTTTTTAATGAAGAATGATATAAAAGATAATTTGTTTTATTTGTAAATATAAGTATATTTATTGGTAAATATTCTTTTATTAATCGTATAAGCTCATCAGGTAATTTATCTACATAAAAAATCACATTATTATTCATTTATAATAAATATATATAATAAATGAATTTATCTTTAATAGTATCTTATTATGTTTATATTTTAGCTTTTTAACTTGAAGTTTGTGTATTTATAAAGCTTTGGTATTCTTCATAAAAATAATAGCCGCAATAACAATGATAACAATTACAATAATAACGATATAATAAGTTGCAGAACTTCCGCTAGTAGTTGTATTGGCATTTTGTGCTGCTGTACAAGGATTTTCAACCCCATATGTAATACCATCCCATGATACTTTACAATTGTTTGCCCAGTTATATTTTGCACATAAGGCATTATCTCCTGTAAATTCAGGAGTATTAAAATCTACTAGTTGATAATCTGTTCCACTAGATGCAGAACAAGTTCCTAATTTTAATGTATTTTTACATTTTGTTTTATTTCCTGTCTCATCAATTTCCCAATAATCAGGACACTGAGGAATAACAGGAGGCCAAGTTTGACTACTATTCAAATTTGCTAAATTTATACCTATAAATATTAAAATAATGATTAAAATAATAGTAGCCAAAATTAATACTATTTTTTGAAAATTTTCCATTTATATATAAATATAAATAATAAAACATATTTTCTATCAGAGTATTATAAATGAACAAAATAACAAATGGACGTGTAGATATTAAATCGCCTAATACCTCATCTTTATTTGAAATGTATGATAAAATACCTTCAAACCAATGTGTGACATTTAGGAATCCTACTGAGGGGTTATGGGATAATACTATGTTATCAAAAGCCTTTTTTTGCCAAAATAATATAAATATTCTACAAAATGGTATTCGTGCAGGTGTATATCATAGATCAAATGGTCAATACACCATTGGAGAGCAGGATTGTGATTCTCTAAAAATAATTATGCGTAGTGTATTCTTACAGAATGCTGCTAATCAACCTATGAACATTGCTCAGCAGATAACAGAATTAAATAAAATGGTATTAGACTATTGTATTCAACAAGTATATAGTGAAGCACAGGGATATATAAAATATATTAATGATGCGAGTACTCTTGTTGTGCCTATGTCAAACCCGGTAATGGCAGATAATACAGACAGACAATTAGAATTAAAACGTTGGTTTTAATAAAAAAATATATTTTATACAATAAACCAAATGGATAAAACCGAAAAAACCGAAAAAACAGATAAAACTGAAAAAACAGATAAAATAGTATTAATATGTGCTGTTGGAAGATCAGGATCTACAACTATGCAAAGAATAATAAATACTATACCAAATAGTAATATATGTGGAGAAAATTTCGGAGCCTTAAATAGTTTACTAGAATTTTATAAAAAAATTAAACGTACAACCTTAAACTTTGTACCAGGACATTTAAATCCAGTTAGTTATGATAAAATATGTTTAGCGAATGTAAAACCATCTTGGTACAATTCTTACCATTTTCAAGAAATACAAAATATGGTTAAAAAAATGATTATTGCTTTATTTAAAAATTCTGAAACTACTACACTATGGGGATTCAAAGAAATCAGATATGATAATGGTAATATTCAAAATATAAAAGAATTTAAAGAATTATTTCCTCAAACAAAAGTCATTATCCAAATTAGAGAGAATATAAATGCTCAATCTAAAAGTAGTTGGTTCAAAGATGATAAAAATTCAATTGCTTATATAAAAAAAATGAATAAAGAATTATATGATTTTTATTCAAAAAACGCGAATTATTGTTATTTTACTACATTTGAAAAAATGTTTGATAAAACAAATATAAGAAATATTTTTAAATTTATTGATTGTGAAGAATATTATAATGAAGAAAGGATTACAGAAATTTTGAAAAATAATATAAAGGATTGACAAAATGAAATAAAATGAAATAAAATGAAATAAAATGAAATAAAATGAAATAAAATGAAATAAAATGAAATGAAAAAAATATATAATGTTTTAGAGTAATCATTATATGTCACTATTATTATCAAAATAATTCATAGAATTTATATTACTCTTACTAGACGAATTAGCCGTATTAGAATTATTAGCCGTATTAGAATTATTAGCCGTATTAGAATTATTAATACTATTAAAATTATTATCAGCATTGCTAATAGTATTGTTATTTATACCATTAAATCCATATAATCCAGTGTTACCATTATTACCATTGTTACCTATGGTAGAAATAGCATTCTTTACATTGTTAATTGACAATACTGCAAAATAAACAGAAATTAATATAAATATAAATGACATACTAGCTGATATTACATCCGAAATACCCAATACACCTTTTTCTGGTGAAAATATATCATTTAAATTCAATAGTTTTGGTGAAATACGACCTATATTAGTAAACATAATAAGTTTAACTACCATAGGTTGTATCATTTTTGTTGCTATTGTCATAACTAAATCTTTAAAAGCACCACCAATTGCCATACCTGATGCGAGTGCTATAATAGTATCTGTTTTACTATTTAAAAAATCAAGAAAAATAAGAGGAACATTAACTGCTTTACTTATACTCATATAAATTATCATTATAAAAAATATATATGTGTAAAAATTATAAAATGTTCATATTTATATTACGTTTTGAATTAATTGTTTTCCAAAATAACTAAGGTTGGCTTTTTACCTTGTTTTTTTAATACAGTTTTTTTCTTGGAGGATGTATTTGTACCTGCCATTAATCTTTCTCTCTCTTCTTTATATTCTAAATACTGTTGTAATAATTGTTCCATTTCATTCAACCACATTTTGTTTATGGAAGTTGATTTAATGATTTCAAGCTCCACTTGTTTATTACCAAAATCTTTATTTAACTTTTCAACATTTTCTTCACTCACAGAATCCATCGGCATTTTTACTAAATATTTATATTCACTATCTTCATCCATTAGGTCGTATCCTTTTTCAGATAACATATGAATAATATCTTCCTTTTTCTTTTTTCTTAAATCAATCGTGTTGTCTAACATTTCTTTAATGTATTTTGATTTATTACTCAATAGTTTTAATTCTTTTTCTAATGCACAAATCATGTAATCTTTTCTAGTTTGAAACAAAGACATTCTTGTAACATAATAATCATCAATGATTTCTTCTACGGTTTCATATTTATGTAACTTATCATTCGCATTAAACAAATGCATGTTGCTTGTAGTATTTGTTGTATATAGCTTCAACAACTTATGAATACCATTGCAAGAATAGTCACCAATTTCGGATTCTAATTCTTGTATTTTTCCTTTTGCAAATGTAATGGTAAAGTCTACATTTGTATCTTTACTCATATCATCATAATCTTTTATAATAGATGTAGGTTTTTTACCATCTTTTGATACCTCAGGTTCAATCAGTTTCTCCAATAATTCTTTAAAGTCCTCTGTCCAGTATCCAACAGGTAATTCAGTAACTCGGATTTTATCATTATCTATTTTTTCATATAGACCTTTTATTAAGAATTTGCCATCACTGATTTTTTCAATAGAACCTTTGAAACCTTCATAATATGGAACAAACGAACTTGTTTTATTTGTATTTGTTACTTCTCCGCTTATTACTTCTTCTTGACCACTTAATTTTAATTTAATATAATTTATTATTTCTAGCGGATTATAAGACATAATATCTGTACTAAAACCTGTACCAATGCCTTTGGTCCCATTTACTAGAATCATTGGAATAATAGGTGCATAAAACAACGGTTCTACCATTAATCCATCATCATTCAAATATTTCAAAATAGGGTCATCCGATATAGGATAAATAGTTCGCGTGATTTTATTCAACATTGTAAATATATATCTTTCTGATGCACTATCTTTACCTCCTTGTAACCTAGTTCCAAATTGTCCATTTGGTAATAATAAATTGATATTATTTGATCCGACAAAGTTCTGTGCCATACCTACAATAGCACCATTTAGACTTGCTTCGCCATGATGATATCCTGAATGTTCTGAAACATATCCACTAAATTGTGCTACTTTAATTTCAGTAGTAAGATTTTTTTTAAATGCTGAAAATAATATCTTACGAAGCGAAATTTTCAACCCATCCATTAAATTAGGAATACTTCTATCACAATCATACTTGGAGAAATGAATCAACTCTTTATTAATAAATTCTTCATAAGATACATTTGTCTTTTTCGTATCCAAATAAGAATTGCGGTCATATTCACCTAACCAGTCTTTTCTATCATCAGAACGTTTTTTATTAAAAACCATATCAATCGCATCTATACTTGATTTACCAGTATGTTCAAAACCAACAATCTTCTTTTTTTCAAAATATTCGCGAAATTCTTTTCCAGTGCTAGTTCCCAATCCTTTATAATATTTAATTTTCCATCCTTTGGAGTCATTTGTTTCTTTCCATTCTTCATATTCACCATCATTATAAAAGTCTAATTCTGTGCTTCCCTTTTTAGCTTTTAGAATAGGAGTATTCATAAATCCAATATATCCGGGTATTTCAGTTAAGCTTGACCATTCTGATTGAAATAAATTGATTCCTAATCCTTTAATATGACTACCATCCAAATCTTGGTCAGTCATAAATAAAACCTTACCATATCTTAGATACTTATTTACATCATCAATGGAGTTATATTGCTTACCAGTTTCTAATCCTAATATTTTTTTAATCTCCGCAATTTCCTTATTTTCTGAGATTTTCTTTACGGCTTCACCTCTTACGTTTAATATCTTACCTTTCATTGGATATACACCGATCGTATTACGGTCATCCGAAGATAGACCTGAAATAATACCTGCTTTTGCCGAATCTCCTTCACAAAATATAATCATACAATCCTTTGATTTATCTGTGCCTGCCCAGTTGGCATCAGTCAATTTAGGAATACCTCTAACACTTTTACTCTTTGTCCCATCCGTTTTTTTAGCAGCCTTATTTTCCTTTACTTCGGTTAGTGCACATGCTGCGTCCATGACACCCATTTTTGCAACCTTTTCAATAAATTTATCAGTGACTTCGCACTTGGAACCAAATTTAGAAGAAGGAGTATTCATATAGTCTTTCGTTTGACTATCAAAGGCTGGATTTTCAATATCACAACGAATAAATAATATCAACTGTTCTTTAATACTATTTGGATTGACTTTTGTTTTTTTCTTTTTCTCAATATAATCTACTAATTTCCGTGTAATTTGATTTAAAATATATTCTACATGCTTTCCACCTTTTGCCGTATGAATGCCATTAACAAACGAAATTTGCATAAATTCATTTGATGGTGTTAATGCAACGGCATATTCCCATCTTTCACCATTTTCTTCATATACTCTTGGTGCAGCCGTTTTATCTCCAATATATAAATCAATATATTGTTGAAAATTCTTAATAGGAACCAGAGTAGAATTACATTTCACTTTCAAATTCTTATCTGTTATTGCCGCAACATCATGTACGCGTTTTTTTAAAAGGGAAATCATATCAGGTGTAAGACCTTCAATTCCTAGTCTTTTATAATCAGGTTTAAATACAATTTTGGTATAAGGTTTCATTTTACACTTTGTAATGCTAGGTTTACATATTTCGTCCAAGTTGTTTTTGAATTCTTGTTTATATTTCAGCCCACGAATATGGTCTACGGTTTCAACGGAACCATAAGTAGACCAAATAAGAACCAATTTGAATCCAAAACCATTTTTACCACCTACGATTTTTTTTTCGGTTTTATCATAATTGGTAGAAGTTCTGAGATGACCAAAAATCATTTCAGGAATCCATATTTTGTGCTCAGGATGTTCAGCAACATCAATACCATTACCATCGTTTATCATGACAATTGTTCCATCATGACAAATAGATATTTCAATATTGGAAACAGGTTGAGCATTTTCTTGACCATTTGCAACTGCTTGTGCCATACGTACTACATGGTCACGACAGTTCACAATGCCTTCATCAAATAACTTGAATAGACCTGGAATATATTTTATATTTTTTTCAATAATTTTATTACCTTCCTCGTTCATAATCCATAATTCAGAATCAACTTCTTCCACAGACCCAATATATGTATCAGGGTTATCAAGAATATGTTGTTTATCTGTTTTTTGCTGATATTTATTTGCAAGATTAGTATCTTCAATCGTATTCATTATTATATGTATAACATGTAATAGTTTGTTTAAATATATTTCAATTTTATTTTATAACTTTCTTTTATCCTTTATACATCCTTTATACATCCTTTATACATCCTTTATACATCCTTTATATATCCTTTATACATCCTTTATACATCCTTTATACATCCTTTATACATCCTTTATACATGTTTGACTTTGTTATATAAAATATATTCTATATATATTCTATATTTAATCTATCTAGAATATATGAGTACAAATACAACTCCTATAAAAAGTTGTTCCTTTTTACATTTTAATAGATGTATGACAAAATATAAGAATCCTCTAAATTCATTTAATTATAAGTTAAATACGGAAAGCAATACAAATTTTGCAAATTTATCACGTCAAATGAGAATAGCTCAACGTTTAAGATTAGATGGAGCTGCACAAACGACAAGTCCTGTTGCTAGAATAAATAATGGAATAACTCATTTTGGTAATTTTTATTTAGGTAAAACAAATACTTTAAACTATTTAGGGCGTATGGAAGGACAATCCGGTGGTAGTGGTTCTCCGCCAAGAAATAAATTCTAATGTAATAAAAACAATTAAAATTAAAAATTAATTAAAATAATTCTAATTATTTAAAATAGTTATTTAGCCATTATTAATAGTCATTATTAATAGTCATTATTAATGTCTATTTATATCCATTATTTTATATTTTTTTATTATATTATAATATAATGACACGATTTACAAAAAATGCGAATGGGAAATATGTAGTAAGTGGTAAAAGTTTTGAGGTTTTGATTGGTAGCCGTGCACAAGTATGGCATGGAACTGCGTATAAAACATCTGGTGGTCTTACCAAAACACATTTAATGCAAAATAAATCAGGACGTATTGTATCTAAGGCAAAACATGGAACTGCTAAAAGAGAAAATAGACTTGTAAAGGCAGGTTATGGAACTAAAAAGGGATCCTTTGGATATGTTAAATTGAGTGGCAAAACAAAGAAAAGAGGAGGAGGTTCTAAGTTTGTTGATCCCATATCTAATTTGGTAAATAAAGTTTCAGGAAAAATTTTCAATCATCATAATAGAGGTCCCCTTCCACCTATGCGTCGTGGTGGAAAATCCATGAGAGGTGGTAAAGGTTTTAACCCAGGGGACTACAAGAATACAGGTGTTGTGAAACCAAAATATGGTGGTAAAGGTTTTAACCCAGGGGACTACAAGAATACAGGTGTTGTGAAACCAAAATATGGTGGTGCAAGAGGAGGAGGTGGTATGTATGCATTAAGTCCTAGCCCATATAACGGAGCAGGGGTAGGAACATCTGGTAACGCAGTTCAATTTGCTGCTGGAAATGGAAATTAAAAAATAATACCCCTTAGAGTATTATATCATTTAAAATAGTATATGTTTCAATAAACTTTTCATAAACTATATAATCCGCAAATTTGAAGTACATATATTTTTCAAAATAACGTTTGCTTACAATAAATTTATACGAATGTAACGAACAAAATTTATAATAATAATTATATGCCTCATCAAAAGAAACGAGTTCTTCCGTATTCTTTTCTTTTAATTCTTCTTTTATATATTTGAAAGATTCATTCATATCTTTTATTTTATCCCATAACAAACAAGATGAATTCAAAATATATTTATCTTCAATAATTTCAATAGGAGAGAAAAAATGTTTCATAATTTTTAACGCATTTTCCTCACTTATATTGCCATTTGTCATAGAATGTTCATTATTTTGTTTAGTCCATAATTTAAATAATGAACATATTTCATCAATTTCAAGCTCATTGTCAAATACATTTTCATAGTCACTAGTAACATTAGCATTGGTATTTGTATTAGCATTTGTATTAGCATTTGTATTTGTATTAGTATTCTGTATTGTCGTTTCCCAAAATTGAATAAAATCACGTTGAATAGGAACAAATTTACTAGTAATGCCTAAAAATAAATCTGATTCTTCATTATATTTATATTTTTCTTTCAAGAGATTTTTCAAAGTATTAGAATAAAGCATGTTTGGATAATGGTTATCAGAGAGAAATTGTTTCCATACGAAATGTATATTTTTCCATTCAATATGTATATTTTCGGTTTCATTTGTACTATCCTTTACACTATCTTTTACACTATCTTTTGTAGTAGTTACTTCATTGATATATTTTTTACAAAATACATCTATAATTTCCCCCTGTGTATTTTGTTTTATATAATTCGTATAATTTTTCAATTCTTCATCTGATTTATTCTCAATAAAATTATCCGAATTTTCATATCGTTTAGAATAATGAGCTGCAACGCAAAGTAAATCTAAACCGATTTTTTTCAGTATATCTATCCAAATCTCCTTTGAAAAGGTTTCGTTTATTTTAATTAGTCGGCAGTTTTCATAAGTATGATTCTCATGATACTTTGTTACAAAATTATGTGTTATATTATTTATTCCGATAGATAATGAAGCTGCGGTATCCAAATCGTTTAATATTTTTTTCATTTGACCACTCACTAAGAATATTAAATGTTGATTTTTCTTAAAAATATTATCACCAATAATAGTTAAAAAATACTTTACATGATTTTTAGAAGTAAAAATAGATGGATATAATATATTTAGTACATTTTGAATAGTATCTGATTCAGGTATATTTGTAAATAAACTTCTTCTCTCTTTAATCAATTTAATAATGTTTGTTTTCGTTTTATATTTCCATTCTAATAACACTTTATCCTTGGATATACTAGATAATAATTTATGAATAATATCATCTTCTTTTACAATCATATAATGTTTCCCATTATATTCATAAAAAAAATTATTATTAGGTAAATAATAATACAAATTCTTTTGTAAAAATACTTGTACAAATATTTGTTGTTCATTCGTTAAAAAAGTATTTCTATTTTTCCTTTTTTCAAAGTTTTTTAATTCGTTTTCAAGGGTATTTGGTAAGTAATTTATAATATGATTATGAATTCTTTGTAACATATAGTCATTTTTTTCATATTTTTGAAATAAGGAATCCAATGATTCTATACATTTTGTTTTGAATTCTGTTTTGAATTCTGTTTTGAATTCTGTTTTGAATTCCGTCATTCTATCATGTTTACTATTATCTATTTAAATGAATATTATGTATTTAAATATATCAAAAACATAAAAATACAAAAAACAATCTAAAAAACTATTTTAATAATATGCGTTAAAAAAGAAATTTACTACATAAGTATTTAAAGATTTAAATAAATTCAATATATAATGTCTAAATTTATGAATGCTTCTTCTATGAATAAACAAAATGAATCAGTAAATAATGTATTAACTATAAAAACGGTTCAAATTGCACCATTTAGGACATTAATGACCGCGTTGAAGGATATTCTTTTAGAAACAAATATTACATTTGGACCGGATGGAATACGTATTATTAATATGGATAAGTCACATACTATTTTAGCTCATCTCTTTTTGGCTTCTGAAAATTTTGAGTTTTATGAATGTAAAAAGGAAAAAATTATTATTGGAGTAAATATGTTTCATTTATTTAAGCTTATTAATACAATAGATAACGATGATACATTAACTATTTATATTGAAAACGCTGATTATGTGGATGGTATCGTTTCACATTTAGCACTCAGATTTGAAAATGGGGATATTAAACAATGTAAAACACAGAAATTAAGATTGATTGAGCCAGATTTAGAAGAATTGGAATATCCTGATGTAAAATTTTCGTCTATTATTAATTTACCTTCTTCTGATTTCCAAAAGATTATTCGTGATTTATCATGTATTTCAGATAGATTAGAAATAAAGTCTGTTGGAAATGAATTAATATTTAAATGCTCGGGCCAATTTGCCTCTGCAGAAATACATAGGACAGAATCGGATGGTAGTATGGGATTTATATTAAAACAAGATTCATCAAAAATTATTCAGGGTGAATTTTCATTGAAAAATTTAGGATATTTTATTAAATGTACAAATCTATGTTCGCAAATAGAAGTTTATTTGGAGAATGATTTACCTCTTGTTGTGAAGTATGATGTAGCATCGCTCGGATCTATACGTCTTTGTTTATCAGCTTTACCTTCTTCATAATTATTTCAAGACAATATAAGACAATATAAGACAATATAAGACAATATAAGACAATATAAGACAATATAAGACAATATAAGACAAGATAAGAAAAGATAAAATTAAGTAAATTAATATAATGAATATTTTATACATTATATTATTTATTATGGCCTAATATTATAAATGTCATCCTATTCAAGAACATATAATGAATATTTAGGTAAAAATAGGTGTTGTCTTTTAAAAGAAGCTGGACCAATAGGTCCTGTTGGCCCCGCTGGTCCCGCAGGGATTGGGCCTACGGGGCCATCAGGTATAAATAGTTCTATTACTACATTACTTTATAGTTCAGATAATAGTATTACCATTCCAAATCAATATACACCAATTGCTTATTATTCTGTAACTCTTAGTGCAGGAAATACTATATCTACTATTAATTTTAATACATTTCCTGCCGGTTATCAAGCAATTATATTTATTAATGGAACCGCAGGCACATCAAGTAGTGCTTGTGTTATAAATAATTCAATTACTAATGTGGTAACTAATTTATCAACTACCTTAAATTTAGTGACAGGATCAGGTAATCAAGGATATGCTATGATGAACATATATAATGGAAGTATGGCTAAATTTTGTAATATTACAGGGTATTATAATTAAATAAATTTAAATTTAAAAGTTATGTTTAAAAATTAAATTTAAAAGTTATACATGTAATAAAATATGAAACTTCAAAAGATTCCTCGTAATATTTTTCAAACGTGGGAAACAAAAGATATTTCAGATAATTTTAGAATAATAACACAATCTTGGATACAAAACAATCCCAATTATGGTTATTTTCTATATGATAATAATGATTGTGAACAATTTATAAAAAAAAACTTCGATGAAAGAGTTTATAATACATATTGCAGAATTATACCAGGTGCATTCAAGGCTGATCTTTGGAGATATTGCATTTTATTTATTTACGGTGGTGTTTATGTGGACATAGATACAATTTGTTTAGGAAATATTGATGCATTTTTAAATGAAGATATAGAGTTTATGACACCAATTGATTTAAATAATTGTCCAAATATAGGAACACATAATTTATTTAATTGTTTTATAGCATCCATACCAAAACATCCAATACTTTTAAATTGCATAAATCGCATTGTAAATAACGTAGAAAATAATATATTACCAATTTCAAATTTAGATTTTACTGGTCCAGGGATTTTAGGTAGATCTACAAACGTATTTTTAAATTTAAATGAAGAAACTTCTTTTATAGGAAAACAAGGATACCATAATAATAATACAGTTTATTTACTTAAATTTGAATTTGGTAATGAGTATGTAAAGGAGATGAATAATAACATTTTATTTCAAAACAAAAATGGCAATATTGAAATTCAAAAAATATATAATGAAGAAATTAAAAAAATTGATCATATTGACTGGGGTAATTGTAAAAACCCAATTAAAAAAATATATGATAAAACAGGTTGTCCAACAATTGTTACCATGTTTTATAATATAAGAGAAAAAGAGAATTACAAATATACCTCACAATTGAATCATAATCCAAATAAATATTTTGAATCAGCAAAACAATTTATATTAAAACTTCCATATAATTTAATAATATTTACAGACGATGAATCATGCATAGATTTAGTTAATAAAGAGAGAAGTTTACTACAATCAAAAACATATATATACAATAAAAAATTTGAAGAAACATATTATTATAGACATCTTGATAAATTAACTGAATTACAAGAACAATTTAAAATCATAAATGGTAGTCAGTCACATGAAAGTCCAATGTATATTATTTTAAATAATAATAAGTTTGATTTTATGGATTTAGCTATTGAATTAAATACTTTTAATAGTAGTCATTTTGTCTGGATTGATTTTGGTATAAATCATGTGGCATTAGACAGTAATGAAATACATAAGTGGATAAATAAAATTCCAGATAAAATAAAACAATTATGTATTAATCCTTATTTAGAGAATGATACACAAAAAGATTTTTTTCGTTATATTTATCACCATACAGCAGGAGGGTTATTTTCAGGATCTAAGCAAAATTTATTGAAATATAGTGAATTATTTAAACTAAAAACGGAACAAATTTATAACGAAGAATGGTATCAAATAGATGAAGCTGTTATGACAATGGTTCAAAGAGAAAACCCTGATTTATTTGATTTTTTTTATGGTGATTATAACGGAATTATTTCAAACTATTTGGAACCTATTCATAACATAGATTTAATTATGCAGGGAGTATCAAAAGCAATTAATTATAATAATACTCATTTTGCATTTAAAATATTGCGTTATTTTCATTCGTATTTTGAAAAAAACATGGATAGTGAATTTATTTATAATTATGTATTATTTCATATTATTGTAGATTATTATAATAATTCTAATGCTATTTTGCCAGAAGTTATTTTTATCATAAATAATAAAATTTTAAAAAAAGATTATAAAATGATAGAAGTAATAAAAAATAATATGAATAATCTAAATTTTTATATTAATAAAAGTATGATAATACAAATTAATGAATAATAAAATTTAACAATTAATATTTTGTGATAGAATCTATATATTTTTTATCATAAATGCCTATACGACTTGTTCTATCCCATGTGCTATAATTTATTATTACCCTCTCATCTTCTACTACAATACTTAAACAATATTCAATAGGTTCACCTTCAAACTTGAATGGTGATGAGTATCTTAACAATTTCATATTTTCATCAAATACTATAATCATATGATAATAGTGTCTTGGACTTTCATACGAAACATTATGAACAACAAACCATATTTCGTTTTTGTATGTAAAGCCGCATGAAGACCCACGAACGTGTGAAAATATTCTAGGCATTTCTATTATTTTTACCAAATCAATTTTATTTGCATTTTCATTTATTTTACATATTTGTAACGGATACCACTTATAAATCACGTGCGTTTTATTTTCGTATGTTACATATACCCAATTTTTTTCACATTCAGATTTAGAAAAGCTTGATGTTATCTCATTAGATAATAAAGAATCTTTATGAATATCATATTCCCCATAAACAATTCCAATTTTATTATTTTCATGAAAACCTGTTCCTGTAAATATTAATTTCTCATTCGTTGTGTCTTTTTCTTTAAACATTCTCAAATCTTCTATACCGATATATAGTCTATCATTAAAATCATTATCAAACATTTGCGATGAAATCAAGTTCATGTCTTTATCTAATTTTACAACTTGATTTACAGAAATAATATGTTTGTCACAATTTATATAACTACCATCCGGTGTAATATGATAATTTACATAACGAACATTTAAAAAATAACCTGTATCATCAAAATTTGGAATTAGACAACTAGATGATGAATGAAAATCAATATTCTCATTATTTATCATAATAGTTTTTTTACTATCCATAATAACTACATGATTTGGTATTAAAAAATCTTTATAAAATTTCATATTATTAAATAAATTTTGATTTATAACATCATCCTTACTATTGTTCAAAATAGTGACAGTTTCATCGTTGATATTTTTAATGCCTAAGTATGCTGCAACGACTGTATATTCATAATGTAATTTAAAAGAATATATATCTTTGTGTAAAAATAAATAATCATCTATATTTTTTTTTTTATTTAAAACTTCTTGTGCTAATTTATAAAACACATAACATAATTTATGTTTAGATGAATATCTATAATGATTTATAATTTCGTATAATCCTTCTAATCTGTCTGGAAAATAATCATAACCGTTCATCCATGTAATTATAGCTTCTGCAATGTTACCCATATTTTTATGACAACTACCTATACGATAATAACTATACCAAACTTCTTGGTTCCACCCTCCCAAATCTATACGTTTTTTATAGTGTTTAATTGCTTTTTCATAATCACCTTTATCAAAATAAGTATTTGCTAAATAAAAATGATATCTTACATTATTGGGTTGTTCTAAAAGGCCATCACTAAGGAGTTTAATATCTCTTTCACATTTGTCTGATTTAGCACCTCCATCACCTATGTCTAAAATAAAAAGATTTTCTTTTACTATATTGTTTATTTTAATTCCATTTGGCACATTTATATATTCATGTGTTGGACATTCATAACTATACAAACCATTATTTTTAACAATTCTCACGTTTTGATAATAAAATTCATCATTTCCTTGTAATATATAATGAGCATCACTACAAAGTAAATCTTCTTTATGAAAATTATTTATTTTTAACATCATATCTGCATCTAAAAATAAAACATAATCAGACATTCCTAATGATGATTGTAAAGCAAAATTACGATTGTAAGAAAAGCTTTTAAATGATTTATATAAAATTTTGCCCGGAATTTTTTTATTAGAAAAGTAATCATCAATTATTTTTGGCGTATTATCTGTTGAACCAGTATCACAAATACAATAACAATCAATTATAGATATAACAGAGTCGAATAATCTTGTAATTATTTTACTTTCATTTTTAACAATCATATTTAAACACAAAGTTGGAGTATCTTTTATTTCAGTCATTGTTATTTCCATTATTTTTAAATATATTTACAATTATTTAAATAATAATGTTGCAAATTGATTATTTTATTTATTTGTTTTTTATTTGTTTTTTATTTGTTTTTTATTTGTTTTTTATTTTATTTTATTTTATTTTATAAATATATTATCTTATAATTATAAAATGGCTTGTACAAGAATTTATTATGATGAATGTAGAACAATAAAAGAACAACAACAGGCCACAGACCCTGGACGTTGGATTTTAAATGTTCCAGGTAATGGAAATAAACCTTGTTATATGGAAGACCCTCATATTAGAATACAAAAATGGGGTGCTAATTTAAGAACAAATACAATAAATTTAGAAAGTGATTTAATGGGTGTGAATAGACATATTAGTAGAGATTGTTTAGGTAAAGATAATTACAAATCTTTCAATGTTCCTAATCAAGCCATTGAATATCCTTCATGTAACAATTTATTTACAGAGGAATCAAGAGCTACTGCACCAGCATGGATGTTTCGTGATTTAGAACAAGTAGACTGGTATTATCCACCGTTAAATCCGCAAGAAAACACATGTTTACCTTTTCAAAACAATTTGAGCACAAGAATTTTAGAAAAAGATTATTTTACACCCAAACGTGTATGTTTAATAAATAATGTAAATAGTCAATATGAGGACCAATCTAATGATCAATTACCTTCTATGTCTACTTTGATAAGAAGTAACTATATTGGTGGTCCAAATGTATGTACTACTAGTAATTCATGCGCATTTGCAAGAAATTAAAAGTTTTGTATTTACATTTATGATATTATTTTTATAAAATATTACAAATAATAATATAATGTTTTATATATTATGGAATTAGCAATCCCTTTAATAGCATTAGGAGGTATGTATATCGTATCTAATCAACCAACAAATCATTCCTCAAATAAACCAAAGAAAAATGTACATTTTAATTTACAAAATGAAAGTAATCTAGAAAACAATACAGAAAATTTTACAAATATGGGAATAAGAACGAATTTAGGTGTTAAAACAGACAATTATTTACCTAATGTTAATATTCCACCAGAAAATTTCCCAGTAACCAAAATAAATCAATTAGTAGATACCATTCAAGAATATCCAAATCCCAATGTTGCCACAGATAAATATTTTGATCAAAATTTATATGAAAAAAAAGTTAGAGATGGTCAACGTGTAGGAAATAATCCACAACAAATATATTCTATGTCAGGCGATTATTTAGATTCAAAACAATTTAAACATAATAATATGGTTCCTTTTAATGGTGGAAAAATTAAAGGAAATACATATCATGCTAATATAGCAGAATCTGTTTTAGATAATATGATTGGATCAGGTTCACAAGTAATAAAAAAGATAGAACAAGCACCATTGTTTAAACCTGAGGAAAATGTGTCTTGGGCTTATGGAACACCAAATAATACTGCTTTTTATCTCTCACGTGAAAATCCTGCTATGAGAAATAATAATGTTAAACCATTTGACACAGTTCGTGTTGGTCCAGGCTTAGATAAAGGATATTCATCTAATGGAACAGGTGGTTATAATTCAGGAATGGAAGCACGTGACAAGTGGCTTCCATATACAGTAGATCAATTAAGAGTAGATACAAATCCAAAATTAGAATATATGTTGACGAATCATGAAGGTCCTGCGAATTCAAATATAAAGGAACCTGGTAATATAAATACTCAGGGTCGGGTAGAGAAATATCGTCCTGATACATATTTTATTAATAGTCAAGATAGGTGGTTGACGACTACTGGTGCTGAAAAGGGTGAAACATTGCGATCTATACAGGAAATGGGTATCATACGACGAAATGATATTAAAACGGATTATACTGGTCCTGCTGTATTAGGAGATGCATCCTATGCACCACAAAATTACGAAAAAAGTAGAAGACCAAATTTACCAGGGTTTGACGTGAATCATTCTAATGCTACTGGTACACGACCATCTGATGATAAAAATTTACATATGAGTACTTTCAATAATAGTCATTCTAATTATGATAATCATAGATCTACTGTAAAACAACCAGATACTATGAGAAGCGGATTTGGAGGTGCAATTGGTGCTGTAATTGCCCCCTTTATGGATTTATTGAAACCTACACGTAAAGATGAAACAATAAATAGTGTCCGTATTTATGGTGATGCTATTTCTGCCGTAGCAGCGGGACCTGTATATAACCCAAATGCTGCAACAACTACTACTGTTAAAGAAACTACCCTTTATTCGCCTAATTTTAATATAAATAATCAAAAAGAAGGAATATATGTTAATAATTATACACCAATGGATTTAACTCAACGAGATAGTACAAGTGCGAGTTTTATAGGACCATCAGGTGGCGCAGCTACCCAATATGGTGACATGAGTTACGCATCTGCTTATAATCAACATAATAATGATATTAAAACATCTACTATTATGAATAGACCAAATCAAGGTGGCACACAAATATTTAATCAGGAAATGAATGTATTTTGCAAAGATGATTGTGATCGTTTTAGTGGTAGAATGAATCCGGCTTATTCAAAACTATCTTCTATTCCACCTTCTATTGCAACATATGGTGCTGTAAATGCACCGCAACATATTGGAAATGTTGCATGTGATCGTATTCAACCAGATATTTTGAATGCTTTTAAAAGCAATCCTTATACGCATAGTCTAACTACGTCTGTATAATGAAAGTATGCATATATTTTATATTTTGTATTTTGCATTTTTTATTCATTATAGAATAACAAATTGCGTTTTATTAAAATATAAAAAGAGTATTTTAAATATAACAAATAACCATTATGTTAAATATTCATCCAACTATTATAGAAAAATTAAATTATTTCCATTCTACTCATAAAATTCCTAATATTATTTTTCATGGTCCAACAGGTTCTGGTAAAAGAACTATTGTAAATGAATTTATTAAAAAGGTCTATAATTTTGACCGTATCATTATTAAAAATTACACTATGTGCATAAATTGTGCACACGGAAAAGGGATTAAATTTATAAGGGAAGATTTGAAATTTTTTGCAAAAACACACATAAATTCGGAAGGCGGGGATTTATTTAAAAGCATTATTTTATTAAATGCGGACAAATTAACAACAGATGCACAATCTGCACTACGAAGATGTATAGAATTATTTAGTCACAATACTAGATTTTTTATGGTTGTGGAAAATAAATATAATTTATTAAAGCCTATTTTATCTAGATTTTGTGAAATATATGTTCCTGAACCGGTTATAAATGGTAAAATAGAAAATTTATATAAATACAATATAGGAAAAACATTTAATATTGCAAATATTAAGAAACAAAGAATTGAATGGTTAAAACGTGAATTGACAAATGTAAAAAATAATGTTAATTTAGAAGATTTAACAACATTGTGCGCAAAATTATATGAAAAAGGATATAGTGGTCTAGATATCATGACTTTATTGGAAAATCCTAATTTTCTTGCATTGGAAATAACTATTAAAAAAAGATATGAATTATTAGTTTCTTTTAATAAAGTAAAAAAGGAATTTAGAAATGAAAAAATATTAATGTTGTTTATTTTTAATTTTATATTTTTGGATTTGGATATTAAAATGGAAAATTTTTGTTTTATATAATTTTTTACAAAATATTTAAAAATCCAAAATATTTAAAAATCCGAAATATTTAAAAATCCAAAATAGTTTAAAATAGCAATATTTTAAACTATAATAATTTAATGGATGATTATAATGTTAGTTCACTTCACGAATCAAAAAACGAATGGTGTTCCAGGTTGGTTACTTTATTAACACCTTTGATAGTAGATGGTTATAAATCAATATTAGAAGAAGCAGTTATTTTATGTAAATCAAATGACGAAATGGACAAATATTTAATGACTTTTCAGAATTTTATTTCAAGAATACCCAAATGGAATCCTACTATTATTGAGACAGAGAGAAAAAGAATATGTGATAAAAGTGGATGTATATATTTAGAAGATTTAATTACATGTGTTCATATTGTTCAACTAAAAATTTTAACAGCTATGCGGGTTGGACAAAAACAAAAAAAAATAGATATAAATATTCCCAAGTTGGACGATTTTATTCATAAAGTATATATTCATGCTGCAAGAAAAATATATAAAAATGTATATCTATTTGAGTTAAATGTACCACCATTGCAAGCACAAAAACATAATAGAGAGCTAGAAATCATTATACAAGAGTGTATTTTAAACACAATAAGAGATAGTATTCCTGTGGAGGCTATTTTAAAAGCTTATATGGACGAAACGGTGGAAGAAGATGTTACAGAAGAAATAAAAGAACAAATTATTGAAGAACCTATTGATAAATCTTTAATACAAAATCAACAAAAATTACAAGAAACTGTACAAAATAATATTGTACCTACTATTTCAAATGGATCAAATAGCACAAACATAGATAAACCATATAAATATGGCACACAATTGAAGTTTGATAATGTAGACTACATAAAAGATGATAATAATAATATAACAAATGTGGAAGCACCCAAAACAATTGAGAGACTAGAAGAAATAAGCGAACAAAGATATAATCAAAGAAAGCTAGAAGAAGATGACGATGATGATATTCCAAAATTAAAGATACATGATGAAACTTACAAATTAGATGATTTAGATATTCATAAGATTGAAGAACCTAAATTACAATTATTCCCTGATTTATTGATAGATGACATTGAAGTATTGGTATAAAATGCGTAAAAAATAAATAAGAAAATTCTTCTTTATTTTCAATGGAAAATATATTTATTACAGCCGCTGTTGTATCAGTTATTTTTTGTATAGCAAAGTTTATAGAAATGCGATTTTTAGATAAAGATAAAGATTCTGAAAAAGGTACAAAAGGATTAAAATTACTAGTTAGAGATTCTTTGTTAGTATATGTTAGTGTAGTTTGTGGACATTTTATTTTAGAACAATTTACAAATGTTTCACAAAGTATAGGAGGAAGCAGCGGAAAGACAACACAAGTTTTTACAGATAATCCGGAATTTTAACGTCCAGTCCAAACTTTTATGATGGCCTTTGGAATTCTACCTTTTTTTATATCATTTATATGTTGTTTATACGTATAACCATACTTTTGATAACGCATTATATCACCAAGCAATGATTTTCTATTTTTTGTTTTTGTTTCTGTAAAAAATAAACAACCAAATATTCTTTCTAAACATTGTCTGTCTTGTCTTGTACGTACTTGATGAATCATATTTGTAATGCTATATTTTTTTTCCAAATGAATTAAAAAATCATGATTTATGAAACTTTGTACACCAAAACATCCATACCATGATGATTCTGACATACCCAAAACAATTGTATTTAATGATAATTTATCTATTATACTATAACTATTGCTAAGTGAATTTGCTATTCTTAAACGGTTAATTAAATCTTCTTTGTCGGGATTAAAATACCAAACAGGTAAAATTTGTGTTTTTTCTTTAATAAGTGAATCAAAATTAATTTTTGTATAAATAAACACACTATCATGTATGATTAATGCGTTTTCAAAAAATTTATGTTTAATGTAATAATAGTATGGTAATAATTCTCCACGCCCTTTAAACTCTGATTGAATAATTTCTATATTTTTATAATCATAATCACCTTTTACAAAATGATAATTACTATTATCATCTATAATAACAATTTGTATAAAAGGATATATTCTTCTTATACATTTTATAGCCCGATTCCAATACAAGTTTGTTTCTTCTGAATTTACATGTCTTGTCATAATAATTCCATAAGGTTGTGACATACTAAATTATATTATATTTTGAATATAAAATAATTTTTTTTTGTATAAAAATGATACAAATTAACTTTATTTTCAAAAAGTGTAAAATTATATATAAACAGGTATTTCATCAATATTAATGACATCACTAGTATGAATTGTGCTTTTGTTAAATTTACTAAATGCTTTAAATTCAGGTCTCTCTAATTGTGCTTGTGGTGTATGTTTATGAACATGACGTGCAATCATTTTATATAGCTTAAAATCAGGATATCTATCTGAACCATTATTTTTATATAAAAGATTTATTCCTTTATCATCTAGACACCATTCTACTATTAATCTTTTTATAGGATCACATTTATTTAAATCAGCTATTTCATCTATGTCATCTATTAAATAATCAAAAATAGAACATGCTAAACGACATATATCAAAACTAAAATTGGGTTCTAATCTAGGTTTATTTTCTTTAAAATAAGGTTCAGTGTTGTATTGTGATGATGCATCTTCACCACTGCGAAAACTATCGCTACAAAATAGTTGACCATTACACTTATAAATACTTCTACCAAAATCTATGATTTTAAATATTCTTCCAAAAGTAGGAACTTTGTAGTATATATTTTTATAACAATAATATAGATATTTTTTATTTGTATAATTATACATTACATTATTTGTATGAAGATCATTATGTGTAAATGAAAAAACTTTTTGATATGTAATTAATATCATAATAATTTGCATTAATGCTGAAAACCATTCATCATGAGATAATTCGTTTGATATAATTAAATCATCAAATGTATTATCACAATGTTCCATACAAATTACTTTTACTGGAAATTTATTTAATGTTGCCTCTATTTTTTCTTCATCTTCATCTTCATCTTCATCTGCATCTTCATTTTCATCACTATCACCATCTTCATCATCGTTTTTATTTTCTTCATTTTCATTTGTGTTTTCATCATTTTCACTATTTTCACTATTTTCATTAGAAGTATAAGAAGATCTTGAAGAACAAGTTGAATTTGATTTCACTGTAACCGATTGATTATTGGTAGAATTTTCAATATCATCATTTTCTTTTATTAATTTAGAAATTTCAACTAAGTTACTTTCGGATTCTAATTCCATCAAATTATCATTTGCGGTGTTATCATTTCTAGTATTATCATTTGTATTATTATCAAAAATATTTTCAAATAAATCGTCAGTAAAAGATTGAATAGTCATTGTTGATTTTAAACTAATATTATGATCAATATTAATAGGTTTTAATTTATGATTGTCATTTTTTTCCTGAATTAAATATTCGTAGTTGTCTATTTTGAATAAAATGTTTTTATTTTTATTAAAAAATTCTGAATTATTTAAGTGTTCAATATCATCAAACACATTCATTTTAAAATTATTTTGAATGGCTAAAAAAGAACCATAATAATCTATCCCATGAGGAAAATTGTGTTCGTTAATTAATATACTATTTAAAAATACAAAAAATCCATCTACATATGCAGAATTATTATAGTCATTTACTTTAAAATGTACATCTCTATCATTTGAATTGAAATTAGGTAAATTAAATAAATTTATATCATTTATATTATATTTTCCTATTAAATATTTATAAGGATCTAATAATGGTGCTATCTTAAAAAACGCTTGTTTTTCTTTTGTTTTTTGGGTTGCAATATTTTTTATTTGACAATTATATGCATTATTATTTATTTCACTTGTTTTTTTATTCAAATGTGTAATATACCACTTGTGATTTAAATTTACATTATTATAATTTGTTTCATTTAATGTAAAAAATCTTTTATAAATAGGTATGTAATTTTGTATATTGTATAAGTCCAAGCTTTCAGGTCCTTCAAAACTTTTAAAAAGTTCTTCATTTTTCCTTTTTTGGTAATGAATAGGAATCATCATATTAGGTAAATAATATATAAATAATAGGTGTTTTTAACTTATTATAACAAATATCTATCTTATTATCAAATATATTTTTATGTTTTTCTATACCTTTTATTTGTATCTTTTCTAAATATAAATAAAACAAAAACAACAAAACAATAAAATGGTTATTCGTATAAATATAAATTTATTTCTAAATAGAATAATATAAAATGACATTAGAACTAAAAAAATTTGATATGAAAAGTATTAGTTTTAAATCAACAGAAAACAAAGGTCCAGTTGTAGTTCTAATTGGGAAACGTGATACCGGTAAAAGTTTTTTAGTTAGAGATTTACTTTATTATCATCAAGACATACCTATTGGGACAGTTATATCAGGAACAGAAGAAGGAAACGGATTTTATGCAAAAATGATCCCCAAATTATTTGTTCATAATGAATATAATACGGCTATTATTGAAAATGTATTAAAACGACAACGTAATGTATTAAAGCAAATAAAAAAGGAAATGGAAACTTATAAACGTAGTACAATTGACCCAAGAGCATTTGTTATTCTAGATGATTGTTTATATGACGGTGCATGGACACGGGATAAAATGATGCGTTTATTATTTATGAACGGGAGGCATTGGAAGGTCATGTTAGTCATCACAATGCAATATCCGTTAGGCATACCACCAATGCTAAGAACAAATATAGATTATGTTTTTATTTTAAGAGAGAATTATATTGCCAATAGAAAAAGAATATATGAAAATTATGCTGGAATGTTTCCCACATTTGAGTCCTTTTGTCAGGTCATGGATCAATGTACCGAAAATTATGAGTGTTTGGTTATAAATAATAATTCTAAATCAAACAAATTACACGACCAAGTGTTTTGGTATAAAGCCGATAATCATAACGATTTTAAGTTAGGTTCCAAAGAATTTTGGGAATTATCTAAGGGAATTAATTCAGATGACGAAGATGAAAAATATGACCCTAATTCTGTGAAGAAACGTGGTGCTGGACAGAAAATTAGTGTGAAAAAAGCAAATAAATGGTAGTCTTGCTTTTATAAATCTTGCTTTTTAATTTTAAAAGCAAGATAAATTTAGCTTTTATAAATCTTGCTTTCCAATTTTAAAAGCAAGATAAACTACTTAAATGAAAAGAGGAATTTATTTATTTCACGAATTACGTCTGATAGGTCAAAATGTGATGTATTCGGATTGTATCGGATTAACTTAATAACATGCGAAAGAATATAGTCTTCTCTTATTTTTTCCAATACTGGGTCACGGTCTACGTGGTTGTTTTCATCACATTCAACTGCCAAACGATAATCTGGAAAATATAAATCAATTTTATATTTTCCCATTGGAAATTGTCTTTTGCACACGATAACCCCTTTAAATACATTTTCAATGAATCCAATTGTCTGATTTTCGATACACATTCCGATATTAATGCATTTCACTGTATCGCTTAGTTCGACAATATATCGGTTTCGTAAATTATATGAATTTTTCAACATGTCAAAAGCAGATCCTGTTAGAAGATATATTATTTTATTTTGTCCACCATATTGTTTAATATTAGGTATCGTTTTTCGTTTTATGTAATGCAAATTTTCCTTGTAGTTTTTTTCCAAGTTGGCTACCAACTTTCCTTTCTTGCACTTTAAATGTAAAACTAAATCATCTAAATCTTTCGTAAATTGGTCCATTTTACGATTTTTTAAATTGTATTATGAATAATTTTTATATTCAATTTTTTTAATTTTATTCAATTATAGAATATCATTAAAACAAAATGAATACAAGCCTAAAATTATATCAACAGGTAAAAAAGTTTATAAGAGAGAACAAAATACAAACTTATTACTAGGGACATGGGAAAGTATCTTGAAAGCAGCAGAATCAGAAAATATTTCTGCGTCTAAAATGAGTAGGTTTGTAAAAAATAAAAAGATAATAAATGATTATTATTATAGTATTATTTAGAAAAAAAAGTGTGAAAAAAAGCAAATAAATGGTAAAAAATACGTAACTTAACATCCATAATCAACAATTTGACTTGTTCCACCACCATTATTATTATAACCAGGTCGTTGTTTTCCAATTCGCTCTGTAAATAAATACCAATTATCTTTTTCTTGTAACTGTTTCCAAATTTGATCATTTGCGTAAATCCAATGTTGCCCTGTTTGTTCAAGTAAAGGAGATGCCCATTCATACAATTGAATTAATTTATCATAATAGTGATGATTTACTATATATCCTGATGTTGTTTGTGCACTTGTAACTTTGCGAATAGAATCTTCTTCTGTTTCTTCACATTTTAATAAGGCATATGACAACATACAGACATCAAAATTTGGTTTTAATTCAAAAAACTTTGATAAACTGTTTTCAAATGATTCTTTTGAAACAGTAAACATAAAATCATCTTCTAAAATAAGTATATTTTTATAACCGTTTAATTTGGCTAATTTTAAAACACTTAAATGTGATTTCATACAACCAATACCACAATGAGGATTATCTATTGCTTCAAATCTTTCTCCTACTAAGCCAAAATTAGTTAATTCTGTTTCTATTTCATTTCTTCGGTCAGGGCGTTTTTCTAAGTTGATATAAATGATTTTATCTATATTATGTGACATTTTTATATAATATATAGTTTGTTTTTATATTGCTTAAATAATAAATTACTTAAAAAGATTTTTATTTATTATTTAAATAATGAAGTATTCTATTACATTAAATGACTTGAATAGTCTTGATTTCAATGATAAATATAAGGATATTGTTTATGATGAAAAAGATATTGATTTTTATTCAACACCTGGAAAAGAACATTATAAATTATTATCTTATTTTTCCAATTTATTTAATAATTCCAATATCATAGACATCAGAACACATTTAGGGCATTCTGCATTATCATTATCTTATAATAAAACAAATACTATATATAGTTTTGATATAGTAGATAAAGTGAGACCAAATATCAAAAATATTGAAAATATTAAATTTATGAATGATGACTTATTTGATAAAGAAACATTTAATAAGTGGAGTGAATTAATTCTTTCATGTCCATTTATATTTTTAGATGTAGACCCTCATAATGGATTTATGGAAAATTCTTTTATAGGGTTTTTAAAAGAAATAAATTATGATGGATTTATTATCTGCGATGATGTATGGTATTTTAAAGAAATGAGAGACAATTTTTGGTATAAAATAGAAGACCAATATCGTTATGATTTAACAGATATTGGCCATTGGTCAGGAACAGGAATTATTACTTTTAATAAAGATATTTCCTTTGATAAATATGATATTTCAAATTGGACATTAGTAACTGCATATTTTAATCTTACAAAATGTTCAGATGCAAGTGAAGAAATAAATAAAAGAGATCAAAATTATTATTTAAGTCATGCGTTATCTACTTTATCATTGCCTTATAATTTGGTTATTTATTGTGATAAAGATAGTCTTCCATTTATAAAAAAAATAAGACCAATATATTTAGAAAATAAAACGCATTATGTTGTACGTGAGTTTGACGAATTTAGATTTGAAAAAGGGAATAATTTATTAAATGAAAAATTTGGTGATTATAGAAATATGATTATTAATAATAGAAAAAACAATCCATATCATTTTGATAATAGAAATACTGCTAGTTATTATTTGTTTTGTATGTCAAGATATATTATGTTAAAAGAAATGACAAAAATAAATCCATTTAATTCAACACACTTTTGTTGGATTAATTTTTGTATTGAGAGAATGGGATTTAAAAATTTAGTAAGATTACCAGAAGGATTGGCTGTAAATAGGGAAAAGTTTTCAACTTGTTATATTGACTATATACCTGAAAGTTTAATAAATAATAAATCTGAATATTTTAAATGGGGAAGATGTAGTATGTGTAGTGGTTTTTTTACAGGTAATAAAGAATATATGTATAAAGTTTGTGATTTAATAGAAAACAAATTTTTAAAATATTTGGGATTAGGTTATGGTCATGCAGATGAACAATTATTTAGTCCTGTTTATTTTGAAAATCCTAACTTATTTGAACATTATTACGGTGATTACCAGCAAATGATTACTAATTATAAATATATTTATGATAATGGTGACGCTCCTATTTATAACTTTATTAAAAGAAGTTTTGAAAATGCGTATTATGAAAAATGTTATGAAGCTTGTAAATATGTCTTTAATTCTTATGCATTAGGTAAATGCGAAATAAACGAATCATGGTTACATTCTTTATTTTATTATTACATGTTTTGTAAAAAAATATTAAAAGATTTTTGATTTTCATGATTTTAATTTAACAAAAAAATTAAAAATACAAATAATTTTTTATTTGTATTTTTATCTATTGTAGAATGTAGTTATAAACAAAATTATTTTTTACCAACTACAATATTTTCACCTTCAAATAATTCTTTACATACATCCGCAGATGAAATAACATCTTTTTCACCGAGTGATACTTCCTGTGTAGTATTACTTACACCAATTAAGTTACCTTGTTCATCAATAGACTGAGTTAACACATTTCCTGATTTTTCTGCCTTCTTAATATTTTCTTCAATTGCAGATTGTTTTGTTTCTTTTAAACGTTGTTCAAATGAAGTTTTAGCATTTAGCTCATTTTTCTGTTTTTCACTCATTAATTGATTTAATTCTTCTTCCATATATTCTACACGACCTGTTTTATATGCTTCTGGGTCCCAAGGCATCCATAATCCAACTGGTCCTACAAAAACATCATGAGATGGGTCCGATTCTCTCAACACCTTAGCACGTAATTCTGCTTCTTCAATGCTAGGATATGCACCACGTATTTTTATTCCTCTTGTATTTGTCTGAAAATTATTTGCCATATTAAATGATTTTTCTAATTCTTCTTCATTATTATCTATAAATGTTTTATAGTCATCCTGAAAAGAAGATTTAGAAATAGTTTCTTTTTCTTCCTTTACAAAATCTTTTAAATCATTGGATATGTCATCAAATGACATATTGTATTTATAAGAAATAAAATTTAAAAATTGTACAAATTTTTCCATGGATTTACTTAGTTCCCATTTTTTAACAAATTCTTCAAAAAAATACATCTCTTTTTGCTTTAAAATTTTTTCTGGGGAAATAAAAGATATGCAAGCAAATTTTTGACCAGCAATTGGTTTATCTTCTTCTAATAAATCAACATATTTAGGGTTTTTTTTACTATCCTTTACCTTTCTTTCAAAACCTTTTTTTTCAACTTGTTCAACAATATTGTTTTTCATTTTATTATTACTTTATTTATATTTAAGTTTTTTTACTATAATTAATATTTTTTTCTTTTTATTTATTATAATGAACAATTTGATAAACATAGGTGAACTAGTTAAACGAATCATTAAGTATCTTGTGGAAGGTTTAATGGTAGCTATTGCTGCTTTTGCAATCCCTAAACGTTCTTTAAATGTTGAAGAAATTGTCCTTCTTGCATTAACAGCTGCTGCAACATTTAGCATTTTGGATACATATATTCCAACAATGGGTAGTACAGCAAGATCTGGTGCAGGATTTGGTATAGGAGCTAACTTGGTGAAATTTCCTGGTGGATTTTAAGTTATAATTTTAAGTTAGAAAGAAAGACAAATCTAAAAATTTAGAAAAATATTATAATAATAAATATTTATATACATATATTATTATACAAATGCATAAAAAAATATTATCCAAAAATATACACTCTATAAACAGAAAGAGTAGAAACAGAAGAAGTTTAAAAAAACGAATATTAAGAAAATCAAAAAGTATAAATAATAAACAATCTAGGAAAAGAAAAGGAGGGAACCTCTATGGAACCGGCATAGGTTCTAACTGTTATGATCCAAATTACTCTATTTATAACACTAATTTACTAAAATTATTTCCATATAAGGCATAATAAAAATTATATTGTAGGGATAAATTCCCAATCTAATTCTTGACATATTTTTTTCCAAATATTATCTTGTTCTATTCGCTTGTCACGATCTTTTAGCATTGGAAAATGTTCTAAATACTGCGTTTTTCCTAACAATTCACATAATTTATAAGCGGTGTAATAATAATTCAAAAAATTAACACGATCATCAGGACAAAATTTGGAATAAGGTGCTTGTATTTCCATAAATAAATTACAAAGAGTTTCTTCTAATTCCTGAGACATAATAGGTGGTTTGATTCCTAGTTTGTCTTTAATAAATTGGATATGTTCATAATATTTATTATATCCTAATTTTTTTAATATTTCTTTGATTCTATTGTTTGTAATTTTAGATAAGTCAATACGTTCTTTTTTAATTTGCAATTTAATATTTTCAATTACTTCTGGCGGAATTTGTGTAGTTTCTTTTCCTTGAAATTGAGATAATATTTCTTTAAAATGATTAATTCTTTTATATGCATAAAAACATACTTCTTTGGGCGGTTCTTTAAAGGATGGTTTTTCATTTTCAATTAAATAAGGTATATTTCGTGAACAAGAATTACAAATTAAAATTCCTTCGTCTTCTAATGGTATCAGTTCTCCATTATAACAATAATTACAAATATCTGATGGGTACACATAAGTCTTCATGTCAAAAAAATTATCATCTATGTTATTTAAATATTTTTGAACAATATTATTATTGTTGGTTTCTTGCATATCGTTTTCATTTTCATCATTTTTAATATTAAAAAATTGATTTACCATTTTGTTTTTATTTAAATTATTATTGTTTTTAATATTAGAAATGTTTTTTTTATTTTCAAAATAATCAAAAATGTATTTAGAATTATTTAGATAATATTCTTTTTTTTTGTCTTTCAAATTTTTTATATTAGTATTTAGAATATTTATGCGATCTTGAATTTCTAGTTGTTGATCAATTGTTAATTTTTCTTTTTCAAGAGCATTATTTATTTTATCTTTTAAAGTTTTTTTTTCTAATTTTAATTTTGGTATATTATCTATTTCATCTTTTAAAAATTCATTTAAAAACTCTTTATGTTTGTTATCAAGTGTAATGCAACTTTTTTTATTGCACTTTATTTTTGTATTAGGCTTTGGTTTAAACTCTGACATTTATTTAATTAATTAAAATATATTTAATTTATAATTATTATAAAATATATAATTATTATAAAATATATAATTATTAAAAATGTATAATCATTTAAAATGTATAATCATTTAAAATGTATAATTATTTAAAAATTTATTGTTTATTTGTAAATTTTTAACATTGTTTAAATTTGTTAATAGCTTTATGTGATTGTAATATTTTTATATTTTGAAAACAAAAAATAACAAGTTAAAATAGTTTTTTGTTTTTCTAACATTAAGTAAAATGGATATAAAAATAAATTTAGATTCTTTAAAAAATTTAGAAGATAACCTAAAAATAGACGCCATTAAATTTCAGAAGATGGTATTACTATATAATGCACTAGAAGATGGGTGGTCAATTAAAAGGACAGACGAGTCTTACATTTTTACAAAAAAAAACGAAAATAAAAAAGAAGTATTACATGACAATTATTTAGTTAAATTTATGAAATCTAATTTGGATATAAATAAAATTTTTGACTAATTATTTTTGTACAATATAATTTAAACTTTAAATTTCAATTGTTTAATTTAATTAATTTAATTAATTTAATTAATTTATTTAATATTTAATTAAATTAAAATTTTATTTTTTTTTCTTTAGCAATAATATAAAATGGGAGGTGGATTAATGCAATTAGTAGCCTATGGTGCACAAGACGTGTACCTTACTGGAAACCCACAGATTACTTTTTGGAAAGTTACCTATCGTAGATACACAAACTTTGCAATTGAGTCAATTGAACAAACTTTTAATGGACAAGCTGATTTCGGTCGTCGTGTCCAATGTACTATTAGCCGAAACGGAGACTTGGCTTACCGTACATATCTTCAAGTTACACTTCCCGAGATTAACCAACTTATGGGTCTTGGAAACTACACAACAGGCGAAAACACTGGTGTTTATGCTCGTTGGTTGGACTTTCCTGGTGAGCAATTGGTTGCTCAGGTTGAGGTTGAAATTGGAGGTCAGCGAATTGATCGTCAATATGGTGACTGGATGCACATCTGGAATCAATTGACAATGACCTCTGAGCAATTGAGAGGTTACTTTAAAATGATTGGAAACACTACTCAGCTTACCTTTATTACCGATCCTTCTTTCTCTGATGTTGAAAGTCCTTGTGACTCTTTGGCACCAAGACAAGTTTGTGCTCCTCGTAACGCACTTCCTGAAACAACACTTTACGTTCCTCTTCAATTCTGGTTTTGTACCAATCCTGGTCTAGCTCTTCCTTTGATTGCTCTTCAATATCACGAAGTTAAAATTAACTTGGATATTCGTCCTATTGATGAGTGTTTGTGGGCAGTTACCACTTTGAACTGTAACACAAATCCATATGCAGGTGCAAGTGGACAATACTCTGTTGGACGACCTGTTCCTGCAACTATCGCTTACAACCAGTCTTTGGTTGCTGCTTCACTTTATGTTGACTATGTTTTCCTTGATACCGACGAGCGCCGAAGAATGGCACAGAATCCTCATGAGTATTTGATTACACAGCTTCAATTCACTGGTGATGAATCTGTTGGTTCTTCTAGTAACAAAATTAAACTCAACTTTAACCACCCAGTTAAAGAATTGATTTGGGTTATCCAGCCTGATCAGAACGTTGATTACTGTTCATCTTTGACATGCGATGCTCTTTTGTTCAAAGTTCTAGGTGCACAACCTTTCAACTACACTGATGCAATTGATGCTCTTCCTAATGCTGTTCATGCTTTTGGTGGTCCTCAGTCAATTGCTGCTGATTCGCGTGCTTATATTGATGCACGTGGACTTTTCCAGGATGCAGGTGCTCTTGATTACATTCCTGATGCTGGATTTACTGGATACTGGCACGGACCTTCCAATCCTTATAATGAACCCAACCTTGGTGGTCCAGGTGTCACTTTGAACGGAACCGGTATTTCTGATACTGTTCTTCAATCCCTTCAATCAAGTGGAAGCAATCTTGATAACTCTGGCGTTTCTGATGCTGGTACATTCGTCCTTTCTGAGACTTCTCTTGATATGCATTGTTGGGGTTTGAACCCTGTTGTCACTGCTAAGCTCCAATTGAACGGACAAGACCGCTTCTCTGAGCGTGAAGGATCTTACTTCTCTTGGGTTCAACCTTACCAGTCTCACACACGTTGCCCTGATGAAGGTATTAACGTATACAGTTTTGCTCTTCGTCCTGAGGAACACCAACCAAGTGGAACATGTAACTTCTCGCGAATTGATAACGCTACACTCCAACTTGTTCTTTCAAACGCTACGGTTGAGGGAACCAAAACCGCCAAAGTCCGTGTTTATGCTACCAATTATAACGTTTTGAGAATTATGTCCGGGATGGGTGGGTTGGCATATTCCAACTGAGCGGAATGGGTTTTGTTTTTTGGTGTATTTATATATTATTTTTTAAACTACTTAAATAAATCTATATTATATTATATATAATATGGAAAATTGTGAAATATCTTCATCCGATTTTAAAAAAGGTAAAATAGACAAACCCAAATATTCAACAAATGAAGAACTATTTTGTGGTATTATAGAATACAATAAAAAAACTTACTTATTAGATATAAAAGATAAAGACCGAATTATAAATTTTAATAAACCTTTTACATTTATAAAAGAAGATGATGATTATCCATCGTATTTTTGCAACTATAAACGATTTAATTATTTAGATTTTATATTTAATTATAACAAAGAAACCGTATTTTATGAATTTTTAAATAAAAATAAATATGATTTAAGAAAATGTAATGTGAAAACATTTCATATAAATCATAAAAAAATGATAGAAAAGTATAATGTAATTGACTATGTACCAGGTCATTATTTAAGCATTGGTCAAGATGCTAATATAATGAAAAATCCATTATGGAAAATTGATGAAAGTGGAAAAGAATATTTACTAATGTATTGTGAAAAAGATACCATTTGTAAATTATGTAAAGAAAGCTATCAAAAAATATTAGATTTTGAAAAAACAAATAATAAAAATAAAAAAATAACATTTTTTGTTTGTGCAAATGGATACATAAGTAGTAGTTTAAATTTATATATTCATCAAATCATTATGAATTGTTATGGTAATGGAAAAGGTACATTAAATGCAAGTGTTGACCATATTGACCAAAATCCATTAAATAATACATTAGAAAATTTAAGAATAGCTACAAGAAAAGAACAAGAACAAAATACGACAGGAATCAAAATAGGGACAAAAAGAGAGAGAAAACATAATGCAAAAGATTTACCAGAAGGAATAACACAGTGTATGATGAATAAATATGTAGTATATTATCAAGAATGGTTAGATAAAGAACACACTAAGCAAAGAGAATACTTTAAGGTAGAAAAACATCCAAAATTAGATAAACATTGGTTCACTAGTAAATCAGAAAAAATATCATTAAAAGATAAATTATTAGCAGCTAATAAAATAGTAGATGATTTAGAAAATGAAATTTATCCAGTGAAAAATGAAATAATGCTTCCAAAATATGTTTCTTTGATTATTTCAAGAGAGAAACCACATTTAGTATTTGAAAAAAGGATGGATGGAAAAAGGTTGAATGTTAAAATGGTATTACCAAAAGAATACGATTTACAAGATCAGCTCGTAAGTTTAAATGAAAAAATTAAAACAAAATACGAATCTGAAAGTATATTATAATATAAAATGAAAAGGAAATGAGTAGAGCAATTACATTGCTGGAACAGTTTCGTAAACAGAACCATTCCATAAAACATTATTAGAATTAAACAATATATTCATATTCATTATTTCAGGCTTATCTGTTTCATTTGTAAACAATTTCATTATTTGCATATCATCTCTAAAACGAATGGTAAAATTCTGCTGAATATTATTTCTACCAATACGTCCCATAGCTTGAATAATTTTTTCCTGTGTTAAATTTAAATCTTTGCTCAAATAACCATGACAAAACTGATAGTTTGTTCCATAAATATAATCACTACTAGCTATAATCATATATAATTTTTGTTCATCAGCCATTTTTTTCATGATTTCGGTATATTGAATATTTGGATGATTTATAAAAACACCTATCCCCATCATTAATAATACTTTCCATGAATCAGAAATACCATTTAGAAGCATAATTTCATTTACAATATTATCCTCAATATCGCATGTAAAAGCATTTACAGGATTCATTGCTTCTGCCCATTTTTTAATGTGATTATGTTTATTTGGAACAAATGTATCATTTAATCTAGCACTTTTAATCAAAGATCTTAATGATTTCAACTCATTATCCAATTTTGAGAATTTATTCATTTTTGAATTATGGTCTTCCAAATCGTCAGGACTAAATTTATTTAATTTCTTCACATCTTTGGTTGAAGACTTGATTCTTCCAGAAGAAGAATTTTTTACTTTTTCTTCTGACTGTTCTTTAATATAATCTATTTCTGTCTCTATGGCTTGAATTTTCTCATTTAATACATTATTAAATTCAATCTTTTTAAGAATATCATCCATTACTACGGACGGAATATTCGCCTGCTGAATACAAAATTTGGCTATTTTTTCTACTTCGTTGGTAATGAAAATAGTTGGACCATCTGTTAATGTATATGCATCTTTTGTAGTAACGTATACACCGCTAGTTCCTTTTGTTGTACTATTCATAGACGTTGACGTGTTTTGCTCACTAGATAAACGTGTTAATGATGACCCTGCTAATTTTGATCCTGCTAATTTTGATTCTGCTAATAATGAGCCAGGTAATGGTTTATTAGAATTAATATTGACCCCAGGACCAATACTTTGTGATTTTATAATTTTGTTACCACTTATATCCACAGTTGCATTATTTTCTATTTTTTGTCTACGTAAAACTTTAAAATTAGTATAAATGGCTCCCCATGTACCTTGAATTATATTTTGTAACATTTTAATATAATATAATTTTATACTTTGCATGTTTACATCTTCCAATGACTCAAAATGCCTCATTAATTTCATTTTCGTATTAGAATAATTATTTTTATTTACAAAAGTAACGAATTCTACAATTTCTTTTAAATCAAAATATCTCATTAGAGTCAAATAATTCTCGCAATGTTTTGCTATTTTTACAACATCATCGTAATTTTCAGATAAATAATGTGGAAGTACTACATATCCCTCTGTATTTATAATAGGAATTGTTTTTTTACAATCATGACTAACGATATTATAAGTAGACGAATTCGGAAATCTATTTTGAAAATCTGCAATTGTTTCAGTTAATTCGTGTAATTTTGGTAATGTAGCAGACGATAACACTACATTAGGGATTAAATTTTCAGTCCAGTTTTTTTTAATAATGGGATGAAATTCATGATTTTGATAATCTAGGGTAATGGTTGGTTCGTCCCAATAAACAATTAAATTATCCAATCTAGTTTCATCATTATCATCTTTATTAAATGCCAACATATAATACATTGCCGGTAAATAAGATTTAATATCACAAATCATTATTTCTACGTTATCGCCAATACTATTATCTACTTTACCAATTCCACCAGTGCGTTTATTTTTACTATATTCTTTGGCTGCAAAATAATGTAAACGAATATCATCCGCTGATTCGCAACCAAATGCGAAAGCAATTTTTTTACCAATGGAAATTGCCGCACGTGCTAATGCTAATCCAACGTGTCTAGCTGCACAGAGAAATATTATTTTATGTGTTTCTGAAAGGGCAATCGGTGTAAGCGTTTTCCCTGTGCCTGTGGGAGCCATATATAAAACAAGCTTAGGATCTGGATTTTTACTAATAGTGATAATTTCTTTTTGGTGTTCATAAAGGGATAAATCGCTATATTGCAACAAACTTTTATTCTTTTCAATAAATTCGTCTGCATATTCAATGATTAATGAAATATCAATATCATCTTCAAATAAGCTAATTATTTTATTACAAATATATAAAACATGACGATTTACATAAGATATATTATTTTTTAGCAATTTGAATAGGGTGTAATAATGATATAATGATTGTTTCATTTTCTCTTTTTTCTTTGAATCCATCTTTTCTTTTTCTTTTTCTTTTGATAGTAATTTTATTTTATAGTATAGAAATTTATCTGCGTGCCCAAGTAATACATATTCATACAATTCCTTATTTTGTAATTTACTCTCATCATTTCTTTCTAATCTAATTTTATCTGCTGAATTTATCTTTACATTTGGGTCTACTTTTATAGTTACATAATCTTTATGAATCGTTTTTATTTGCTCTTGTATTTTATTACATTTTTCATATAAATATTTAATATATAAATAATCTTCCATTTTCTCACTATATTCTATTTTCAAAAACGAAAATAGCGAGCTATTATGATTGATCTTTATATTTACATCTTTATTACCTTTTATAATTAATTGTAAAATATTTTGTTCCGTTTCAGATACTGGAATCTCAATAGAGTTCCATTCTGATTTGTTTAGTTTACGTTGATTTAAATCCATGATTAGTATTTTATGTTATTTTGTAATATAATATTTGTATTAATTCTATTCATTTTTTTTTTAAATTGAAATGAAAAAAATACAAATAATGATACAACATACTATACCAATTTATTCATAAAGAATGAAAATGACCATTTACACATATATCTTTCTTATATTAAAAATCGTAATTGCAAGAGCAACACATGGTAGTTGCAAAATGACTTCGTATACAAACCAAAACCATGATGATATATTTTATAAAATTACTATTATAATGTGTATTTCTTACGTATGTTTATGTTTTGGATATTTTATTAATACATTATCTAATATATTTTCTGAAAAACATAAAGATAAACAAAACCAGAAAAAAACAGAAACAGAAAAACAAAATATACAAATTATTTCTATTGAAGGAAATATTGGCTCTGGTAAATCCACTTTATTAGCAAATTTACAAAAAAAATATGAAAATAATAGTAATATAATCTTTCTGCGTGAGCCAGTGGATGATTGGGAAAGTATTACAGATATAAATGGTACTACTATGCTTGAACTGTTTTACGCAGACCAAAAAACGCATTCTTTTGCATTTCAAATGATGGCATTTATATCCAGATTAAAGCTTTTAAAAGAAACTATTGAAAATAATCCAAATTCTATTATTGTTACGGAAAGATGTTTATATACAGATAGAATGGTTTTCGCTAAAATGTTGTTTGACGCAGATGACATTACATTAGAAAATTATAAAATATATTTAAAATGGTTTGAAACATTTGTAAAAGATTATCCTATTCATAAAACGATTTATGTTAAAACGAATCCTGAAATATGTCATAAACGTATTTTAAAAAGATCAAGAGATGGAGAGAGTAATATTCCATTAGAATATTTAAAAAAATGTAGCAAATATCATGAAGAAATGATGAATTTAAAAAATCCAAATTGTATATGTAAGAAACAAATGATATTAAATGGAAATGTAGATATATATGAAAATAAAGATGAGTTAAATAATTGGATACAAAATATTCATTCCTTCATCTATGGAGTATATGTTATAACATGTTAAATATATACACAATTAAATATTGAAAAATATAAATTGTAAATAAATTAGAAATATATTATAACTAATATATAAAATGTCTGAAAGTGTATTCTGCAATAGTCCTTTATTAACACAAGTTAGCTCTATTGTTTTTGGTGCTGATGGTACTTTATTTGCTACTAATTTTGGTAATCTTGATTCAAACGTAATTAAAATAACTAGTTCAGGTTCTAATGCAAGCATATTAACAACTTTTGGTGGTTCTAGTGGGTTTAATAATACATGTATTACTTATTATAATAATTATTTATATCTAACGGCGATTAATAGTGGTTCCGTTTATAAAGTAGATCCAGTCACTGGAACTTATATCATTTTTTCCACTATTCTATCATCAAATACCATTTTTGGTATTACATATTACCAAAATTATTTTTATGTAGTAGCATACACTACTTATAATGCGTTTCTTGGAGTTTATAAAATTAATGTCAATGATGGAACAAATACTTTGTTTATTACTGCAACATCTCAACTTCAAAGTATTTTGAATGTTTGTTCACCTTATATTGCATTTGATAATAATGGTAATTGTTATATTACTAATACTCTTAGTCAAGTATTAAAATTTGATAATAATGGTGATTTAATAAATGCAACATTTATTAACAATGTTAGATTAAAAAATATATTATTTTATAATAACAATTTATATTTTACTAGTACTACTAATCAAATTAATCAATATGATTTAAACGGAAATTTAATAACAAATAATTTTGCAAGTGGTGGATACAGTTATATTGGTGGTGGAATGGCTTTTGATTCAACTGGTAATTTTTATGTATCAAACGAAACAAATGGAGGCGGTGCTGGAAATGTAACTATAAATATAATAGTTACACCACCATATCCTTGTTTCAAAGAAGATACAAAAATTCTTACCGATAAAGGATATAAATATATTCAAGATTTACGAAAGGGTGACTTAGTAAAAACTTTATTGCACGATTACAAAGCAATAAATAACATTGGTAAAAAGGAAATATATCATCATGCTTTACAAAAAAGAATAAAAGATCAATTATATAAATGTTCCCAATCAGAATATTCAGAAATATTTGAACCTCTTATTATTACAGGTTGTCACTCTATTCTAGTAAATGATTTTGTTTCAGAAGAACAAAAACAAAAAGTAATTGAAGTAAATGGAAATACTTATGTAACAGATTGTAAATACCGACTACCTGCTTGTGCAGATCTGCGTGCTTCTGTATATGAAAATCAAGGAACTTACACAATTTATCATTTGGCATTAGAAAATGATGATTATTATATGAATTATGGAATATATGCAAATGGATTATTAGTAGAAACTTGTTCGAAACGATATTTGAAAGAATTATCTAATATGACATTGATTGAATAAAAATATAAAATGTAAAATAAAAACAATAAAACATATTTTTTTATTATTTAAACAATTTTCATTATTATTATAGTATAGTATAATGAAAATTATTTCTTTATCAAATGTTATAAATGCTGCTTTTAATTATGTCATTTATACTAGTTCAAAGTATAAAATAGATGATTCACATTCTTTGAAGCATAGTATGGAGGTATTTCATTTTGCGAATAAAATATACGATTATGAGTTATCAGAAAATCCTCATTTAAAAGACCAAAAAGAAATCATATCTGTATCATCCATTATACATGATATGTGTGACAAAAAATATATGAACGAGAAAAATGGTGTAAATGAAATGAAAACCTATATGCAAAATTATATGACCACGACGGATTTAGAAATAGTATCTAATATTGTGTCATCCATGTCTTATTCAACAGTTAAATTGAAAGGATATCCTGAATTAGGCGAATATCAATTAGCATATCATATAGTACGTGAAGCAGATTTGTTGTCAGCATATGATATAGATAGATGTATTGTTTATGGAATGATGAAAGAAAATTTAAGTTATATGGATTCTGTAAAACGAGCATTAGAATTATGTGAAACGCGTATATTAAAATATAGAAGTGATAATTTATTTATTACAGATTATTCAAAATATAAATCTGTAACACTACATAATAAATGTCTAGTAAATATAAATTTACTTAAAAATATGATTGATTTATAAATAAAATAGCTTAATGTAAAATATACATATATCTAATATTCCAATAAAGTATGATTATTTATTACTTTATGAGGTTTATATTTAAGTAAATCAAGTTCTTTTTTTGTAGTAGGAAATTCAGTTGTCCCATAAATATCTTGAAGTGTAAGCCATTCAAACATTCCACCTACATATATGTATATATTATAGAAACCTAATGAAAATAATTGGTCGTATTTTTTATATATTTTGTCGTCATTACAATTTTTACCATAAATAATAATTTTTACTTCTTTATTTCCATTTTTCATTAATTTATTTATTAGTTCTTCTTCTTGATTTATATTTATAGTATTTGGAAGCAAACATGACTGTTCATTTACGTGTAAAGTATTAATTAATAAATAAGTTTCTGGATTTTTAATTACATATTGAATATCTTCGTAATTAATTTTATTGTTCATGGATTGTTTATTTCCCATTATAATTTATATAATCTATATAACTTATAATATTTATACTTTTTACATTTTATACTTTTTACATTTTATACTTTTTACATTTTACATTTTATAAAACAGAAAATTTAATGAAATGTAACAACAATTTCTACATCTTCTTTTTTAATGCTCTTAGTAGCTGAAATAGATAATTCTTCTCTCTTCTTTCGTGTTTTAGAATTGTCTGTAATTATTTCTTTTCGTTTAGAAGTACTATTACGGTTATTCATATCTTTTTCAATAGCATCATAATTTTCTTTAATGTATTTTATTACATTATTTTCTAATGCCCATTTAAAAAAATTTAGCTGACCAATAGTTGTTTCCATACATGTGCTATTCTTATACGGTATACTAATTCTATCCCAACGACAAAAAGGGTCAAACCTTTTTTTACTATATGCTTTTAATTTTAACTTATAGTCAAAGTATACTTTAAATCTTCTAGTTTCAGTATTCGTTGTTATATCATATAGAGTATAGTTTTTTTTAGCATAATTTGTAACAAACCAATCCACAATTCGTAAAGAAATATTAGATTCACCTGTTACAATTTTTAACATATTATTCAAATTTTCTTCATCTTTATAAAATTCTAACAAGTTATTTAATAAAAGCTGATTTTGTGTTGCATAACCTAATGCATTCATTATTATTAAAATACTTAAATTGTTTAAGTCGTTTATTTTTTAATATCATTATACATAATTATGAAAAATGATAAATTTTAGAACAAATTAAAAAAATATAAGTTATTATATATAATGGGAAATTTTATGAGTAATTTTATGAGTAATTATTTTGGTCCGTTAAATAAAGAATATTGTATTTATTTTTATTTCATGTCTGTTTGGTTTTTTATTTTATTTCTATTATCTATTCTAGGTGTAGTAACAGCAATGTTTTATAAACCGAAACAAATTGATTTTACATTTATTATGAATGCTTTTATATTATTATTTAATGTATGGTTAGCATATTTTGTAAATAGATTATTAAATACAATGTGTGTTTCTAGTGCAAAATAAACGCATTTATTGCAATCATTGTTTTTCATTTAATTTTTCATTTACATTTATATTTTCATTATTATGTACATTATCACTAGTAGTGTCTATTGTAGTATTTATTGGTTTCAAAAATTTATCTCTAATAAATACATCATCTACATAATTATTTTGTTCTAAAAACGGGTTTATATTTGTTTGTTGAACCAGTGACCTATCTGCCATTTTACTGTCTATTTCTTCTCTCTTATTTGATATTTGAAAACCATTTTTTGCAACTGTTTGGTTCAAAATGTCCCATGTATTTTCATCATAATTTAGTGATGATGAATATGCTGTGTTTTCTTGTTCTTTAATTATCTTTTCAAAATCAATGGGACAATTTTCATTATTTTTTGGTGTATTTATGGTTTTATTTGAATTCTTATATTGTCTTTTGCTTCTTTCATAAGGTTCTGATTTTGTCCATTTCCACTCCATAATAATTATATATTTTATCTATTTAAAAAATATATTTAATAAACTTATGTTTATTATAATTATAAAAAATAATTATAAAAAATAATTACAATAAGTATAATAATTATTTTTTTTATATTTATTTTTTACAAATGAAAATCGCACTAATCACGGGAATAACTGGTCAAGATGGATCTTATATGGCAGAATTTTTATTAGAAAAAGAGTATAAAGTTTGGGGAATAGTAAGACGCTCTTCTGATATTAACACACATCGTATTGACCATTTATACTATAATCCAAATTTAATTATCAAATATGGCGATATGACGGATGGCTCAAATTTATTACATTTATTGTATCAAATTAAGGAAACATATGGGGAAAAATTAGAACGTTTAGAAATTTATAATTTAGCTGCCATGAGTCATGTTAAGGTGTCTTTTGAAATGCCTGAATACTCAGTAGAAGCAGATGGTGTAGGAGTTTTAAAATTATTAGAAGCTATCCGAAGTTCAGGAATTCAAGAAAAAATAAGATTTTATCAAGCATCTACATCTGAATTATATGGTTTAGTACAAGAAGTGCCTCAAAAAGAAACCACACCTTTCTATCCTAGATCTCCATATGGAGTAGCTAAATTATATGGTTTTTGGATAACTAAAAATTATAGAGAATCTTATAATATGTTTGCAGTAAATGGTATTTTATTTAATCATGAAAGTCCAAGACGCGGACCTACATTTGTTACTAGAAAAATTACAAAAGGACTAAATATGATTTTAAATGGTGAGCGTGATAAATTAGTAATGGGTAATTTAAATGCTAAACGTGACTGGGGTCATGCAAAAGATTATATTGAAGGAATGTGGTTAATGCTACAAGCAGATACACCACAAGATTATGTCCTAAGTACAAATGAATTTCATTCTGTTCGTGAGTTTATAGAAAAAGCATTTGCATTAAAAGGGTTTCAAATTGAATGGAAAGGCGAAGGTATAAACGAAATAGGTTATGATTTGACAACAGGAATAGAACTTATTTTCGTAGATGAGCGATATTTCCGTCCTGCGGAAGTAGAAGAATTATTAGGTGATTCTACAAAGGCCCGAACAGAACTAAAATGGAAACCTAAATATAGTTTTGATGATTTGGTGAGAGAAATGGTTGAACAAGATTGCGTTTGTAAATAATAAAAAACAAAAAAAACAAAAAAACAAAAAAACAAAATTATTATAATATTTATTTTCTACAAGAATGATAATTTGTAATAAACCATTTAACTGATTTTTTTATACCATCATGAATAGGTGTAAAAATAAAATTTGGGTTTAATTTAATTAATTTACTATTATCAGCAGTTTTTTTAAATTGACCATCAGAAAAAGACGTATCAAAAACGAGATAATTTTCATAATCAAATTCTTTGGCAATTTGTGTGGCAACTTGTTCAATACTTATTTCATCTTCTTCATTTACTGATAATATAATGGATTCCTTTTCATTATATTCTAATAAAGACCACATAATTAATTTTGCCAAATCTATGGAATAAATAAATTGTCTTAATGGTTTACCTGTTCCACATACAATAAAAGGCCGTCCCTTTTGTTTTGCTAAGTAACATTTATGAATTAAAGAAGGAATAACGTGACCATTTTCTATTGAATAATTATCATTTTCACCATAAATATTAGTAGGAATAACACATATAAAATGATCACCAAATTGACTTTGATATGCTTTACTATGTACTTCTAACATTCTTTTTGCATAAGCATATGCATCATTTGAAGAATGTGGTGGACCATTATGTAACATATCTTCGTTTATAGGATATGTTGTTTTATCAGGAAATATACAGGTAGATAAGCAACTAACTACCTTTTTCACATTGTAATCATGACAGCAGTTTAATACATTATAATTAATTAATGTATTTTTTTCAAACATATCTACTTTATAGTTCATATTTTTAAATAATCCACCGACGCAAGCTGCTAAATGTATTACATAATCAGGTTTTTCTTTTTCAAATAAAATTCGTGTTTGATTTAAATTTTCCAAATCACAATCTTTTGAACTTAAAAAAATGAATTCATCATTGTATTCATTTTCAATTTGTTTTATTCCATGTCCAACTAATCCTGTACCCCCAGTTACCAAAATTTTCATTATAATGTATATTTATAATTTATCTATAATTTGTAAATGTATTATAGATAAATTATAAATCTTTTTTTATAATATGTAGTTGTTTTGTAAACAAAAAATGATCAGCAGTTTGTCTACGTCTTTTTAAATTACATTCCAAACATGCTAAATGATAATTATTATTATTATGTCCATCCTCGTTATTTATTCTATCAATGGTCCATTGTTTTTTTTCACGTGATATATCATATAAAATATCCATATTTTGTTTACAATAGTAACAATTTAATTGATTATCAATCATTTTATTTACAACATTATAAAAATCTATAAATCGTGTTTCATCTAGTCTTTTTTTATTTATATCTTGTTGTTTATATCCTGTAATTTTTTGATTAATTTGTTGTATCATTATTTTTCTTATTTTTTCGTCCTGTTCATTAATATTAGAATCATTAATATCAGAATCATTAATATTAGGTGCATTTTCATTTTTTTTATTCACTATATCTTTTAATATAGCCAGTTGTTTATTATAAACAATTTCTTCGTTCGTAAAATCCCATTTTATACTTTCCATCCGTTTTTTATTTTTATTTTCATTCTTTTTAACTAATTTTTTTATTTGATACCTATTATTTATTCCCATAATATTTATTTTTTTAAAAGATTCTTCATTTTCTGACATTAATGAGTATTTTATATACTATATAAAATAAAATTATTCGCTATTCCTTTTCCAAATCAAAAAAGAAAATTTGAAACAATCTACCGTTTTCTAATTTATTACCAAAATAATTAGAAGCTGCATGAAACATTTGAGCATCAAATAAAACTATGCGATTATAAACGTTTCCAATCACATCTACAACTTCAAATTCAGTTGAATCTAAGAATCCATTTTTAAAAACTTGATCATAATCTTTTTTATCGAAAATTCTTTTTTTTGTTTGTCTAGACCTATAAAAAGTAGTTCCTGTTTGTGGTGGTGCATCTGGTGTAAGAAAAATAATAGCTGCATATTCTTGTTGGTCATAATGATATACTATTTGGTCACCACCAATACAGTATTGAAAACAAGCATTTACACCATATGCATCCCAGTTTTTTATTTTATTACATAATATTTCTTCAAATTTTTCTTTAAGTCCTGGAAATTTGAATACTTTATCTGTTCTTTTTCCTTTATGATAATCAGGATGATGTGAAAAATCTTGTAATAGTGAAAAATTACGAACTTGATCTGGGTTTTTATAAAAATTGTCCACTACAATAAAAGAAGGTGGTTTTTTTTTATTTGTTTCATAAAATTTTTCTTCATATTTTGGTATTTCAAATTGAAATATTTCTTTCCATTCATTATCTATATACATTTCCAAATATAGTTCTGTTACTTTAAGATTATTATTATTTATTATAAATTCCCATCCACAATTTGTAATTTCTATTATATTATAATATTCACTTACATCTTTTCTTTTTAAATAAGTAAGTGTTGTTACATTTTCTTTGGGATCATTTTTAAAAAAATATTTAATTCTTAAATCAAACATTTTATAGTTTATTATATGAAAGCACCATCCTTTTGCAAATATATTAGTATAATCATAATTAAAAATATCAATTTTTCCCTTTACTTCTGCGTTTTTTGTTTCATGCATTTTATTACATATTTAATACATTTTTAAATATAAATTTTTACACATTGTTTTATATATATTTTTTGCATATTATTTTCATATATGATAGTAAAAAAACAAAAAGAAAACAATATAAATATCTTATAATAAATAATTGTTTAACGAAACTGAGTTAAACTTATCCCTTTATATTCATATATAATGATTCAAGAAGTTGCAACAAATATTGAAGAGTGTTTAGAACTTAAAAATATTAAATATAAATCAATGCTATTAAATGGCAAACAAATAAAGGAAACAACCTCTGAACAGAACCTATCTAATTTGGATAAATTTTTGGAAAATGAAAAAAATAATAATTTTAATGAACCATGGTGTAAATTAAATAGGACCGATAAAATAAAGAAACTAATTGAATATATTGAAGTATATAAAACGCAAAAAAACTTGGATGATGAAGAATGTGAAATTCTAACTAATTTTTTAAAAGACTCAATTGATAGAAAAAAACTACAACGTGTTCGTGATGTTATATATGATAAAAATACAGGTATTGTAAAAGAGATTGTTGGATTATGTTATACAAAAAAAACAAAACATTTTACACTGAAAAATATAGACAAAAGAGTTTCTACATTTAAATCACTACCGCCTAAAAAAAATCATGGGACAATTAAAAATAAACAAAATAAAATATCTATTTCTTCGGATAACGAAGATAATGAAAACGAAGACAATGATGAAGAAGATTGTGATTAAATAATGAATATTAAAGATATAAAATAATGAATATTAAAGATATAAAATAATGAATGTTAAAGATATAAAATAATGAATATTAAAGATATAAAAACAATATGTATTAATAATGTTTTTATATGAATTAGATGAATTAGAAGATATATTAGATACTTTGACTTATGAAATGGAAGAAAATATATTTACAGATGATTCTGTTATTGACTTTATAGAGTCTGTATTTCATTTATTAGATGAATATATTAGTGAAAATCCATCTATTATTACTGAGCCTGATTTCGCTGAAATATTATTAGAAGAAATAAAAGACATTTTTACTATTCAATTGGAGGAACATATCTATTTTAATGAAAATAATGAAGATACTGAAAATGATATGGATGGAATATTAGAAGACGCATTAGATATATATATTAATACTTGTATACCTAGTCGCTCTATTTATCAAGATGATACTTATAATAAAATACAATTCGTTGAAACTATTTATAATGAACAACACCAAAACACAATAAATGAAACAAATAATATAAATGAAACAAATAATATAAATGAAACAAATAATATAAATGAAACAAATAATATAAATGAAACAAATAATATAAATGAAACAAATAATATAAATGAAACAAAT